GGACTGGTTGTACACCTTCTTCGCGCGGGGGCTAAGACCTTCGCCGTGGCGCTGCTCCAGCGCGTCCAGACTGTCTTCAGCCTCGTCCTTGATGCCGATAGCGTTGCCGCCTGTTCGGTTCAGGAACCCTCCGTCTGGGCTGTTCAACGCCTCCCGCTGATCGTAGCGGTAGTTGTTGAACGCCTGCTCTGCATTGGCCTCTTCGAGAAGTGCCTGCTCATACGCCAGCGCATCGCCAGCTTCCATGACTGCGCCGCCAAGCTGCTGGTTCGCGCGCCCCACGCCCGCACCAAACGTGTCGGCTGACGTGTTTACGCGGACTGACTGCTGATTGATGGCGCGATCTCGGACCTGCCTCTGATACTCTGGTACGCGTGCCATAGGGTCCCTTTCTTAGGCGATGCTGGCGCGGTAGCGGTATACACTAGACGCGCCGCTGAGCGCTGTGCCGACGCCTGCCACGAAACCAGCAGACTCGGCGTTCGTCGCCTCCGCGCCACGCGCACTGGCGTTGTTCAGGTAGTTGTACTTCTCGACCTCGAGATCGCGGACTTCTGCACTTGTGTTGCGTCGTGCGCGGTACGCGTCTCGCTGTGTCTCCACGGCGCTGTTGAGGATGCTGTCGAGGGGTGACCCGAAGCTGAGGTCCATGTTATTGGACGCCAGCGCGGCGCGTGTATTCGCCGTCGTACGAGCACCTTCTACCAGAACCCGCTGCTCCTCGTCAGCGCCACGCTCTTTAGCGTCGCGCATCTTTTCGTCGCTGCGTTCCGCATTGTCGAGTGCGATCTTCTGTTGGAACTTCGCCTCCGCAGATGCGGCGGACGCCGCTTGGAAGGTGCCGAGGGTGGACACCACGGTACCTGCGATCATCGCTGTGACTGGATCACACATTCATCGTTCCTTCCATGTCGAACACGCGTTGTTTCGCGCCGGTCATGCTTAGATGTGGATCGTGTATAGCAAAGCCGAGCGCGTGAAGGAAGAGGATGCTCGGCGTGTTCTCTTCGTGCACCACGTTCAACAGTTTCGTGTGCGTCTCTTTCAGATGCGAGATGTATCTCTTCGCCATCTTGACGAACGGTATCGGGTGCTCCGACAAGGTCTGAGTACCTAGCAGCCACGGCACCCCTATCCGCGCCAGTGCCGTTGTGTGGCACCCGAACACCGCAACCGGGACGTCGTTCCAGTAGCCAATATACGCCTCCTGTGACATCCCGATGGAGCGAGCGAGAGCTTCGTACGGTCGTGTCAAGGTCAGAGCTTCTAGCTCTCGAACGTCGCCGAGGCGCATGTCGCGAGCTACGCGCGCGGCGTCCGCGTTCATAGCGGTCACCTCTCTGATACCGACGCTCATCCTCCGAACTCCCACTCAGGTGCGATCATTGTGACCGTCATAGGGAGCGGGTTTGGCTGCTTGACGAAGATGGACGCATCGCGCTCCCAGTCTCCGGCAAAATCAAAGATCAGTGTTTCCGTCTTGCTTGGGATCGGCCCGCCGATGAGCGACGCGTCCCACTCTTTCAGCGGCGATGTGCCCTCAAGCGAGATGCCTGCCTCCAGTCCCCTAGACCGAACCACCTTGATCGCTACCTCAGAAGACGCACGCACCCGGCCCCGAGACGACCCACGCTCTCGGCTCTGCACGTCGAATGTGAGCGTCTCCATGTACGCTTCGTACGGTAGGCCGATGCTAATATCGGTACCCTCTTTCGCGCCGAAGTCAGCCGTCCCCGTTTCGTCCACCACGATCTCGTCCAACACATCCCCGTCGATCAGCGCCACGACTGTCTCGCCGCGCAGATGCAGAAGTCCGGTGACGCTGCTGACGTCGCTTCCGTACGATGCTTTGAAGCCTCCGTCGGCGAAGTACGCTTCAGTGATGTCGAGGTCCTTGCGTTCCGCCAGCCGCTCCACCAGTGTCACTGTTTGCCCGCCCAACGTTCGGCTGACCACGAAGTACGGCGTGTCCACGCCGCTCTCCAGCACTGAGCTTACTTGATGCACGAACGTGTCCGTCCCGGCGATCCTCTGCTCCGTCCACGCCCAGATGTCGTGCTCCGGGATATACGTCATAGTCAGCAGTTCGCCCGTGTTCATGGTCACGAACAGCAGCCCGAACGGTGCGCGGCTGTACGCCCACGAGGTGACGAACTTGCCTTCGAAGAAGTCCCTAGCCAAGATCGTGAGATCACCGGGCGGCTGCGAGCGATCCGACATTCGGAAGTCGCGGACCACATTGCCCGACGGCTCGAGATACAGCGCGACGCCGCCGATGAGAACCGGTTCGAGATCGTAGCTGCCGAAGTAAGAGCGGGGTGAGAGCCTGCGCCTGTCGGGGCGGATGTACTCTCCATCCCCCTGCGCGGCGATCTCCCACTCCGCGCTGCTCGTCATGATCGCGAAGGTGTCATGCGGAATGAAGGCTCGGACCCGGTTGACCTGCCGCGCGCGCAGGCGGAACCTGAACGCGTCGTCTGGCTGCTCTGGGAAAGACGTGCCGAAGTTCTCGATGTTGTCGGCGCGCGACATCTCGACCACTTGCGGGTCGTTGTTTGTGGAGCCGTACGCCAGCCGCTGCTCGAAGAACGAGACGACGCCGGGATAGTCTCCTGCGGTCCCAAACGGGTTACGATCCACTCGAGGTCCCCGCGCCAGATCGGGCGTGATGTTCTCGTCGTTGAACAGTGTAGACGTCGTCGTCCCGATGTAGCCGAACGCGCCCGCGTCCTGCTTGTATATGTTGTACCGCTCCGCGTCGGCGTGCGCGCGCCACCCGATATGGTTGATACTGCCTTGGAAGATGAGATCGTTGTCGACCTCGAACACCGCCGTGGGTAGCCCTTCCTCCTGCGTGTCCGTCTTTATGGGCGCGACCGCGTACTTGTACGTCACCAAGTCGAGCGGAACAGCGTCGTCGCTCACCGTCGCCTCCGCGCCCGGTGTCTCGATGGTGCCGCCGCTCGAGTATGAGCCGAACACTGTCCCGTCGACGTTAGCGCCGTCGCGACCCTTCAGCGCTATCGTGTTGGCTGTGACGGCCCCGGCCACGTATACGAGATCGTTCAACTGCGCCATGCCGACCACGCCAGTGATCTTGAACGCGTCCCCTTCAGACAGACCGTGGGCGTTGGATGTGACGACGACCGGGTTCGTCTGCGTCGCCGCTGTGATGGCGAGAGTGTCTTCTTCGATTGGGTCGATGCCGGGCGCGAACGTGACGTCGACGACAGTCCAGTCGTCGTCGGCCATCCGCTGGATTTTCTTGGGCGCATAGTCGCGGTGCGCCGTGTAGATCACGTCTGCGTCTTGGGCGAACCGCAGTTCGAACATGTCGCTCAGCGTGAACGGGTGCGTCGCCTCGTATACCTTGGACAACGTCGCCCCCGCGCCGGTCGTGCCCCAGCCGCTGCTGGTGTCCAGCGTCGACCCGTCGAACACCTCGAATGTCAGATCGCCGCCGGATACGGCAGATACCCGTACGACGACGCCGCCAAGCTCGTGGTCTCCGTTTGGGTCTTGGACAAACGCCAGTGTGCCTACGGGAAAGTCCGCAGCGTCCGCCGGGTTGGTGAGCGTGATCTCCGCCGTCACCGCTGCTGTGATCTCCGTCACGGGCGCGGGCGTGACATCGCTGTCGAGGACATAGCCGCCGTCCCGGATCACGCGAAACACGCTGTCCGTGAACTCGAGTTGATACGTCTGCTCGGAACTGAACTCGAAGGGGAGGAGAAACTGCTTGGCTCCTGCACCGCTGGTGTCGAACCCGGTCACAGTTTCCAAACCTGCGCGGTTCGACATCCCACCTTGCGGTCGTACGAAGACGTTCACGCCTTGGCGCACGCCCTTGTTAAATTTTTCAGTGTCCTCGCGAGACTGCATCCCCTCAGACAGAACACCGGCGCTGAACGCGTCTTGCGCGATACGTGTCATAGATCAGTTATCCCAGATAGAGGACTTGTCGGTCTGTGGTGAGTGCTCCCAAGCGTCCGTTCCGTGGCCTCGCGCGTCGGCGTACCCGTCGCCCCAGCGGTACGTCGTAACATCCTGCTGAGCGTCGTGCTCGATGGCTTGTGCCAGCGCATCTGTATACATGTCGTGGAGCCGTTGCACGTCCTGCTGCCTGCGTACCATCGCCGGGGCAAGCCGTTTGGCAAGCTGGATCGCGACCGCTTCTGTGAACAGGTCGTCCCACTCTGGCACCTCAACGTTGTCGAACGTGTAGTAGCCGTGGGCGTCTGACAAGTCAGTATAGATCGCGCCGTTTTGGATAAACGACGGGTAGGGCGGTTTGCGCTCTTCAGGGTGCTCGTACGGACCCAACAGTCTGCGCCACTTCAGGCAGTCGCTGGGGTAGTCATACTTGCAGAGCCAGCGGTCTGTCTGGTCGTTGGTCAGCTTCGCGAGCGCGGACACTTTCCGCGCAAAGGACCACGGCGACGCCTTCATCACTAGCCGCCGCGCCATCGGATATTGACGCACGCAGCGCTGGCTCTCAGTGGAGTTCTCGGTCAGCGACGTGATCGTCTTCTTGCCGATGTGGTCAAGAGCGAGGTTGCATACTTCTACGTCAGTGGCTGCGCTCATCGTACGAACTCCTGTTTAAAATGTCAGGGGCGGCTTGCGCCGCCCCTGCTATCACTTCCGTGTGCGGCGTGTGCGCCGTTTCGAAGCGGTTGTTTGATCCGGCTGTTCGTCTTCGCCGGTTTCACCGTCTTCGCCGGTTTCACCGTCTTCGCCGGTTTCACCGTCTTCGCCGGTTTCACCGTCTTCGCCGGTTTCACCGTCTTCGCCGGTTTCACCGTCTTCGCCGGTTTCGCCGGTTTCACCGTCTTCGCCGGTTTCACCGTCTTCGCCGTCTTCGCCGGTTTCGCCGTCGGTTGACCCTTGAAGCGCTTCGATCTGTTCTTGCAGAGCTTCGATCTCTGCTTCCATCTCCGCGATCTGTTTGTCCTTCGCCGCCAGTTCCTTCTTCAAGGTCTTGCCGGTTGCCAACGCCTCTTCCGCTGCGATCTCGTCTGCACGATCCGCTGCGGTGCTGATACCCAACTCACGGATGATCGCCTTGCCCTCCGCGCTGTCGGCTTTCACCATCCAGCGCGCGAGCTTCTTTTCGCTGTGTTCAAACACAGCGCCACGGGGGCGCACTTGACCCCCGTATTTACCCTTGTCCTTTGCAACGACCTTGACCATCTTACGCGGCCCAGTCGTCGTTGCCGAACACGAGGCCCGCCGTTACCTTGCCCGCCGTCGGCGCTGTGCCGGTGACGTCGTAGCGGAGACGCACGTAGCGCTCGTTAATGCCACGCGGCAGGTAGATCATCGGCGTGACATAGCCTGCCACCAGATCAGCCAGAACCGGCGTAACACGGCCCACCTCAGTCGCGGAGCCGAACGCTTCGTCGTTGTCGACTTCCATGATGATGGCGAGGTTGGTCAGGTTGTCGAAGGTTTCGACGACCTGAACGCGGATCGGCACAGGCCGACCGCGACCGACATCTTGCGAGATCGGTCCCTGCGCATGTTGCGGTGTCCCCGGCGCGCCAAGGTCAATTACGTTCGTGGACGGTGCGTCTGCGGTGATCGCCTGTGCGTCCGAGAACAAAGTCTGCATGTCAAAGATCATGTCTCTCTCCATTTGTTGACGAAGGGTTTCGTGTATGTTCCCTTCGGAGGAGGACCGCCGCTCGCGGTCCCCCTGAGTTCTCGTTCGTCTTAGACGATACGCTCTTCTGTTTCCAGAATGCTGTCCATGCGACGGATCGGGTGACCCAAGAACATGACGACCGGCTTCCCATCCACTTCGGACAGGGACAACTGGACGTTCTTCTTGTTGACCGCCTGCTGGTGCAGGTACTCGGCGATGGTGCGCGAGCAGTAGATCACGGTGTTGACCGAAGGCTTGTTCGGGTTGTCCAAACGGTAGTACGCCTTGATCATCAACTGGATCAGGTCAGCGCCGCCATCGGCAGGGTCTTCCTGCAGAGCCGACACGTCGATGTTCGCGATCCGCGCGTTGCAGCGCCAGTCGCGTACGGTGAGACCAATGTGCTTGCAGAACTTTTCACGGTACACGTCGTACAACGAGCCGTCGTTCAGTGTCTTGGTCTGCAGACCTTTGTCTTCCCGCTTCAGCCCCAGTTCGGAGCCTTCAGGGTAGATCAGGTGCGTGCCGCTCTCGCCCCAACCGACAAACCAGATTGAGGTATTGTCGGAGCCGGTGCCGCCAGCATCCACGATCTGGTTGCCGTTTGCCGCTGTCAGCGAGCTATAGCGCGCGTCCAGACCAGTAAACCGCTCAGGGTTGATCGCCGTGTCGCCGTAGACGATTGTCTCGCCAACGGTCTGGGCGATGCCTTCCAAGTGCGCAGCAGCCTCGTTCATACGGAACTTCTGAGGGTTCTTCGCCTTGTCGACCAGCATCGCGTCGACTTCGGACCAGTCTTCCAGATAGCCTGTGCTATCCTTGACCTGTGCCGTACGACCTTTGGTTGGCTGCACACCTTGGTACAGCTTGCGCCATGTCGGCTCAGGAAGACCTGCGCGTACAGTGGTCAGGTGCTCGTCGCCGGAGTTACACTCCACCGCCGGTGCATCTGCCAGCATCGCCAGTTCCTGCGCCATGATTTCGATAACGTCTGCCACCTCGTCGTTTCTGTTCGTCTGACGACGAAGGTCCGCGAGGTCCGGATATGTCTGCCCAACTGTTGCCATGATTTAGCCTTTCTTCTTGTCGGGTGTCGTGTTGCCGTACCAATGTTGCTCGGTAGACTTCTCGACAGTTTCAGTGGTGTCCCCTCTGTCGAAGTTGTCGTCGACCAGTTTCTGGCCGATACGGTTCAACTCCTTGATGACATCGGGATTGTTTCCGTTCCCGGATTGGAGGATCAGTTTCTCCAGCGCGCCTTCGGGTTTGAAACCTTTCGACGTGCCGTCGGCGTTCTTCGCATCCGGGTCGCCTTTCGGTCCCCCGCGAAGTACGCGCAACGCGGCGTTAGCCTTCTTGACACTGGCGTCCCATTTTTCGCCGCCGATGTCAGGATCGGTTTTTGCCTTTTCCAGATGCTCTTTCTGCAGCGCTTCCACAGCATCTGTGTGCGCCTTGGCCTCTGCGAGAGCACGTTCGCTCTGCGCCTTGATCAAGGCGTCCGCCTGTCCCCGTGTCAGCCCAGCTTCCTTGAACTGCTCTGACCACGCGGTCTGATCTTCCTCTGATAGCTCGACGCCGTCTGGCAGTTTGAACTCGTACGATCCGTCCTCTGGAATTTCCGCCGCCTTGGCGGCAGCTTCCTTTTCCTCGTCGGTCTGACCGTCGTCGCCCTCGTCGCCATCCTTCTCGTCGGCTGCGTCGTCTCCGAGCTTCGCACCTTCATCTGGTGTCTCGTCACTCCCGAGCACTGGCTTGGCGGTTTGGCCCTCATCGGTGCCTGCATCGCCTCCTTCGCCGCCGTCTCCTGCGTCCCCGCCGCTCCCGGTTTCATCATCCGCCGCAAAGCAGATCATCGGGATGGTGGAGAAAAACATCGACATGGTGTCAATCTTCATCGTTGTCTTCCTTCTGTGTGCCACTGTTGCGGCGTTTCGTTTCTGCTGCAGTCTGCAGCAGCTTCAGGAGTGCGCCGTCGTCGGCTATCTTCAGCCGGTCGACGATCTGCATCCCGGTCTTACGTTGCCCGAGGCGGTAGAACGTCTCGCTGTTCCCCGTCATCTGGTCTTCAAAAAACCCGCAGTCCTGTAAGATGGTGCACAGGAAGCGACGCGACGGCTCGTGGCTCAACACCGCCGCCGCGTCATTCTTCAACTGTGTGAACGCTCGTTTCTGCGCTCTGCTCATCTGGTTACTGCTCATGTTCTTCTTTTGCCCCTATTCAACTGCCGCGTCAAGCTCAACGAAGGCCGAGGTCACGAAGGATGCTGCCAGCCCCGCCACCGCCCGGCGCTCTCGGCGCGTCAGCTTCCGACAAAACCTTGGCAGCTTGCGCCCCCGTCTGCGCCACCTGCGCCACTTCACCGGCTTGCTGCACCGCTTGCTGCTGCGCCACTTGCTCCTGCCGTTCCCGTCTGATCTCGTCAGTCTCTTCTTGTGATCGTACGACGCTGCTCGAGATGCCGACCATGTCAGCATACTCGTCGACTGCCTTGTCGTTGTCGACCTTGTCCATCACCGAGCCATCGACCGCGTGCAGGTTGCCGAGGAAGGCGTACAGCCGCTCCATGCCGCCTGTCGCCACAGCCTTCTGCGCCTGCGCCAGCGTCGAGATATAGTCGATCTCGACGGGGATACCGTCGAACTCTTCCGGCAGCGGCGGCACTTTGCCTTCGTCGACAACCTTGTTGTAGCCGCGTCGTACGACGATGCTGAGCTTCTCACGGTGTTGCCGCTCCAGCACCGGTCCCAGCGCCAGCAGCTTCTCCTCGTGCCGCTCGTCGATCTCCCGCGCCGTGATCTGACGACGGTCGAGGTTGGCGATCATCAGAAACAGGTTCGCGTACGTCCCCTCGCTGACCCGCTCCTCGCTGGTGCGGATGTCCTCGACTAGCTCGTTGATCCGTGGGTTGATCTGGTAAGCCGGTACCGCCCCTTTTGTCGGATCGGACATGTAGTTCTCCGCCTCCGGCATAAGGCTGAAGGGGCTGTTCCGCATTTCTGTGGGCAGGTTCATCGGCGGGCGGTTGATCCGGCGCATCGCCTCTGCCTTGTCGCGTTCCTTGCGCTGCAGTTCTTTCGCATCACCCAGTGCGTCCATGCACGGAGACCCGCCGTACACGTCGGTCCCTGCCACATCCCAACGGGATGCCAGAATAGGGCTTTCGTCGTAGCCGAGATCAGCCATCAGTTTGTCGTTGTGGCCCTCCTCCCAGTACGCGGACATGATAGGCTTGTCTTGTGCCAAGCTGCTACGTAGATCGCGATCCGCACGCGGCGCGATAAGGTGGCGAACTCGTACGAGTTCTCCGACGTTGTCCTTGTCCCACAGGTTCTTGACGGTCTGGCTTACCACGGACCAGTCGGGCTTGTTGCGCGGGTCGTTCTCGAACACAAACTTGGTAACGATCTGGTTCACTGTGTAACGGGTCTGCCGGTACATGGTGTCGACCATGCCGCGCCCGTTGACGCCAATCCACGCCTCCCCCGGCACCATGGCCTGCCCGTACAAGCCGTGAACGATGTCGTCTTCCATGATCGCCGCGTCGTAACCGTACAGCCCGAGATCGCCCCACAGCGTGTGCAGCATGGTGTACATGCCAGACGACTGCAGAAGCTGCCTGATCTCGATCTCAGCTTGGTGGAAGTGCTCTTTCACCTCCGGTCGCTGCCGCAGTTCTTTGTTCTTGGCGAGCAGCCGGAACCACGGTCGCGCCGGGGACGTGATACCGCTGTGCATCCCACTCTGCATCGTACGATGATCGTACCGGGGCCGACCGTTCAAGATGTACTTGTTCACGTTGGCCTCGGACTTATGCCCCTTGTTCTCCGACCAGCGCGACCGGCGCGGCTGGAAGTTCTTTCCCAATTCGCGGAAGTGCGCTTCGTACGGCTCACGCGCAGCCTTCAGGCTGTTGCCGATGCCGTTGAACTTCTTGATCGCCGCCTCAGTCATGTCTTACCCCAATACCGTGCTCTTGCGCTGCGTAGTGCCGCCCATGCCGACGACGCCTCGCAGCCCCGTCAGGATCGTACTGCGTTGCGATCCGCCGCTGCGTTGTGCTGCCTGCGCCTGCGCTGCTTCATATAGAGCGGCATTGTCTGGTTTCCTGTCTCGAGCGTACTGAGGCGCTTTAGGCGGCGGCGTGTAGTCTGGTGTCTTTACCTTACACATCTTGATCTTCCTTTTCCTGACAGCCTACGCCGATCTGAGTAAACGTCACGCCCCTGCTGCGCAAGTATAGCTCCCACTTCTTGACTTCGTACGCCGCAGCCGTTTCGTCGAACTGCTCGCACGCCTCGAGGTGTTCGGGCGGGGGGCGTGTGCCCTTTAAGCACATCGGACCTTCCGTGGTCATCGCGCAAACTATGATAACGATCTCGATCATGTGAACCTCAAATATGCGCCGCCAATGCTTTTGAAACCGCTGAAGTCAGCACACCGGAGTGTCTGCGCACCAGCAGCGACGGAGTTGTAGCCGTGGTAACGCTCGCGCCCCCCGGTAACGATGCGGGTTGCGGCTCCAGCCACACCTGTGGCGTTGTCGAGCAGACCGACCCAGTTCGGGTTGCTTGTCTGTCCGCCCCACGCTGCCGCTGCGATAAACTCGCCACCGGCGTTTGCCGTGAAGTCGTAGCTGAGTTCGTCACCCGGAAGCAGTGCTGCCTGCGTCTGTGTGGATGTCAGGTCCGTGGCGTAGACAGCCATCACACGGTTCGTGCTGTTGCCCATGTCGACCGTGATCGGGCCTGTCCCCGCTGGCAAGGCGTAGTGCTGCGCTTGGGTCGTGCTGACCGTCACATCGCCCGCGCCTTTCACGGCATTGACCGTACCGCCTGCCCCGTCAGATCGGGAGAGTTCGGCCAAGTCGCTGGTGTCACCCAGCACATGCAGCACCAGCCGCTTGCCGTCGCTGTTCGGGATGGTCCACGTCTTGACGGGTGCGTTCGCGGCGTAGTCGTTGCCGTCGATCATGCCAAGGAACTCGACTGATGGGCCGACCGTCTCAGCGGTGATCGTTGCTGCACCGGCCAGTACACGCGCACGGCCTGTCATCTGCGAACCCTGAAGGCTCTCACAGTGGAAGCGGTACACGCCCGCCCCCTCGTCCGTGACAGTCCAATGGGACGCTGACGGGATCAATGTAGGCGCTTGACCGTCCTCAATGTACGCGACGACGCTGGAGCCGATCTGGATCACACATGCGTCCACAATCGTGCCGCCTTCTGTGTGGAACTGCCCTTCGCCTGTGGCTTCGATCAGCCAGCTATTGCCCTCTGCAGACCATGCCTGCGGGGTGTATACTGTCTTCGTCCCGAAGGCCGGGGCTGGCGTATTCTCGACCACGGTGTAGTTCGGCGGCTGCACCGGAAGCCCGGTCGTCGCGTCGTAGATGTTGTCGTGGATTTCTGCCACCCGTGGCATACGCGAGGCTTCAGCCACAGCGGCTCCTGTCAGGTACGGATACCAGTAGTCGCCGAGGATGCCGGGACTGATCCATGACCACTTGCGGACCATAGGCCCCTCGAAGTTGTCGTAGATCACCTCCTGCCACTGAGCAGGGGAAGTCCACGGATCGTTCCCGAGGTTGCTGTCCACGAGGCTCTCGAAGATGCGCGGACCCTTGGCCGTGATGTCGCCTGTGCTGTACGAGCGACCCACCGAGTAGTTGTTCTGCCGCCCGAAGTCGTAGGGATAGATGCCCCGCCATGTCTGGGGCGCGACGATACCTTCGACCACAGCAACACCGACGAAACCTTGGCTGTTGTTGTCTCGCGCAGACCGAATGACGTTCGTCGCGCCAAGGAACGTGTCGCTGTTGGCCGGAACGTCCACCATGACGTAGCCGACGTAGGTCGTGCCGTCCGCCGGGTTGATCAGGTCTGTGTGCGGCTCGAAGTATCCCCAGAAGGCGTTCGACCCGGTGCCGGAAGGGAGCGCCTCACCTGTGCTTGCTTGGAGAGCGAGGTAGTAGCGGCCATCGTCTGCGCCCAGACCTTGCACGACATTGTTCTCGACATACGCCGCCCCCGCGTCGTAGGGGGCGACCGCGCCTAGCGCGTTCTTCGGCGGGCCGATGTAACATTCCCACATGGAGCCGTTGGAGAGCTTCACTGCGTCGAAGGTGGTGTCCTCGAAGCGGCAGCGCCAGACGTTGTAGTCGCCTGTCGGCCAGTCGCGGCGGAGCATATTGTCGCTCTCGCCCGGCCCGTCGAAGCCGTGGAACGTGGTGTAAGAGATGTTGACGTTGGACCCTGCGCCACGCGGCTGGACCCAGTTAAAGCCGCCGTCGCGGAGGTCCTTCTCGCCCATGATGCACTGCGTCACCGTAAGGTCGATAGCGTCGTTGGAGTAGAGCGCAAGGTTCTTACCACCGACGCTGGTCATGTCCCAGCCGTCGAAGGTGACCGGTGTTGTCGAGCCGGAGAGTAGCCCGCTGTTTACCGCCCAGCCGGATGGCAGCGCGTCGACAAGCGGGTCTTTCGCCGCGCCTGTGTTTGTCCGGCCTGTCTCTGTTGTCAGCGCCAGCGCTTCGATCTGCTGGCGTAGCGTCGCGCCCACCGCGCCCCCCGCTCCGTAGAACATCGTACGCGCCCTGAACGGCGACATCTTCCCGAAGCGAGCCATCCTTACGCCACCGCCGCGCGGCTGACGAACACCCAGCCTTTACGCCCCCGGCTGATCGCGTACAGCCCGTCTGCTGTACCAGCGCCGACAAAGCGGGCGAGCATCCCCGTGGATACGTCTTCACCTTCACCGGTGCGGTAGGTGATGCCCAACGCGTCTGCGGCGGGGGCAGTGCCATCGGTGCCGATGATCTGAACTGGTCCCTCTTCCACGACAAAGGTGCAGTTCACCTCTGAGATTTTTACCCACGTATCCGCTGGAAGCTCGATCCAGCCATTGTGTGCCGTTTGTGCCATGTTCTGCTCCTGACATCTCGCCTGTGCTCATACTGCGTTACACCATCCTGCCTCGCCGGGCAAGTCAGGCATGGGGGTCGTACTCTCCGTCGCTTGTGAGGTACTTGGAGTGCGCGCGTGTTTTCGTCCTGACGGCCATCGCCGTACGATCCTTTTTGACCACGGGGTAGGCGAAGCTGAGCGCCAAGGCGTCGCCCCGGTTCGGCGACTGCAGGTCCTTCTTTTTCATGTCCTCTTTCGACAGCAGCTTGATCGCGCCGTTCATGGTCGGCAGCGTCTCCACCGAGATCAGGTCCTCGTATAGCTCGTCGTCCTTGGGGTCGATAGCGCCCCCCTCCTCGAGCCAGTCGTTGATGCCGTCCCACATCTCCGCCCGCTTGTTGACGTGACCTTTCGTCAAGGCAGCGTCGGCAAAGTTCACAAGCTGCCAGTCTCTACCCATCACGTCACCTGCAGATTTGATGCCTGTGCCGTAGCCGAGGTCGATGAACACCGCGTCTGCGTTGTACTTGTCCTCGTATCGGGCGATCTTGTTGGCGATGAAGACGTCGTTGTCGTTCTTGGGGATCGCGTCCAGCACCTCGAAGTGTAGCCCCTGCCGCTTGGCGATGATTAGATCGTCGTCCCCTGTCCACGCCGGGTCGCAGGTCAGGATCACCGGGGCGAACTCATACTCGCTCTTGCGCAAATGTTTGTCACGTGCAGCATCGACCAGATGCGTCGGGATAAGCTGGCGGCTGGAGGAGCTTGGGAACTGGCCGCGTACGCGGACCTTCACCCGGTCGCTATTCCAGCCATACTTGTCGACGATCTTCTGCAGGTATTCTTTGTTGGTGCCCTCGACGTCCAAGCTGCAAATCTGCTTGGTGATCCACTCGCCACGGTTCTTGCGGAAGGTCTCCCGGAACTCCCCGGTGTTGACCGTCGGGTTCCCGAAGGCGATCCAGATGATGATCGTGTTCTCGTCTGTCAGCGCCCCCTCGGCAACCTCCCAGATTTTGTTCGCGATGCCTGACGCCTCGTCCATCATCAGCACGATGATCCGCCCCTCGTTGTGCAGACCGGCGAAAGCCTCGGTGTTGTGCTCTGACCACGGCGTGAAGTCCATCGCCCACGCCATCTCCTTGGTCTCCTGCTTCGCCTTGATGCTCAACGTGTCGATGTCGAACAGCGGCGCGCTGATCGACGTGCTGAACCACTTGGCGATCTCGGGCGATGTCTTCGTACGAAGCTGCCCTTCCGTGTTCGCCGTGATCACGACGCGGGCACCTTCGTGACAGGACATCGCCCAGTTTGAGATCATGCCCATCTCCGCCGACTTGCCGATGCCGTGGCCGGAGGCGACGCTGATCTTCAGCGGCTGGTGGCGTGTGGCTGGGTCGGCGAGGTGCTGGGCGATCTCGTCCATGATCTCCGCCTGCCAGACGCGGATGTCCTTACCTTCGAGTTCGCCGTGCCCCCAGTCCCATGCCGTCTCCGCCCACAGGAGCGGATCGTACTTGCAGCGGGCTGCGACCTTGGCGAGCTTGTCCTTGTCAGCAGGTGTGAGTTGAACCTTAGCCACTCGACGTCCCCATCATCTTGATGACTTCTACGACGCACACCTTCGGGATCGACATCAAGCCTCCGTCTTGCCCCGCTGACGTCTTGCTCGACACCAAAGCCAATACATCGTCGTCCTCGTGCGCGATCCATCCGACGGTGTGACACGTCAAAGGATCGTACGATACGTCCCCCGGCGTGTGCCATCCACCCATAAACGCGCTGTCGATCCATCGCACCAATACGATCTGCTTGTCACTCACCTTCGGTATGCTCCTCAATTTTCTGCAGCGCTCGGTTCAGGCGTTCGCCAAAGCTGCTGCTGTCCTCGATCTCCACGCGATCCTTGAACAGCGCCAGCATCCTGCCGAGGTCGTTCAGCGCGCCCTTCTTGTCCCAGAACTTTAGTTCCAGCTTGCCGGTCACGTAGTCCTGCGAGCCGTCGCTGCTGCTCTCGTACTTCCGCTCGTACCTGATCGAACTGATCGCCGCCGTCACGTCGGCGGGTAACTCAGCCAGCAGTTCCAGCGCAGCCTCGCTGTCGCCTGCGGCGCGGATCACGTCGACCAGTTCGCCGATGTCGGAGAAGGCGAGCCGCGCATACTCCTGCATCACGCGCTCGAGCGACAGCCCGAGCAGGAGGGATGACTGGTCGACGACCTCGCCCACTGCCTTACGGATCGCCGCGTTCTTCGTGAGCTTGTTCTTCACAGTCGTCACACTGTAGCCCGATGCGGCTGAGGCTGCGGTGTAGGTGCCTTCACGAGCGTACGCTTCCACCATGCGCCGTTCGCGTGGCGTCAGCAGATGTCCTTTGTACTCGTCCGCCACGCTCGGAGCGATCTTCGTGTTCATGCGCTCGAAGGGCGTCGTCGGCGCTGGTTTGTCGGTCATGCCTGCGTCTCCGCGTTGCTGTTCTGTTCCCCCTTCTACACCGCATCAAAACCTCGCGCCAGCCCCTGTAACCTACGGTTGCATCTGAGTTCCGTGAGGACCTCTATGGTAGGTGTCCCAAGCGTTTTCAATGGGTTACAAATCGGGGCACTTAAAGTGCCCCAAAATTCCCTGAGCGTTATCAACAGCTTAGGCGCAATTGTTACAGAGTTGGGACACTGGGACAGCACTTTTCCATATATAATCCTACAGATGTACAGTACCCCTTTTGTTCTATTTAGTTAAGTACTTAAACTACTTTTAACTTATACATATTTTCGGCACTTTTTTCTGAAAGGTAGTGTCCCAGTGTCCCAAGAATGAACAAACCACTGATCTCTATGACAGAAAGCTGGGACAGCACCAGCCGAAAAGCTGTCCCACGCATTTTTCGTGCGTACCCTAACACGCCATTTTTCTCCTCCAACACGACATTTCTCATGCGTCGCAACCACACCGCGAGTGGGTACCAGCCGAGTACCAGCCTAGTACCAGCCGAGTACCTAACTTTTAGTTAACATAATTTTAGAACAAACCGTGAATCTGGGACACTATACAGTGACTGGAAGGTTCAAAAAGTGCCCCGATTTTCGAAAACGCCGTAACCTATTGATAGCGTTGACAAATAGTCTGGTACCAGCACTTCGAAAAAGGCGATTTTTGCAATTCTCACGACAATAGGTCAGCACAAGTTACCTATAGAACATAGTGAGAACATTTTAGGTACTTGCCACACTATATAATATCAGGTACTAGGGTGACACCGGGCGAAGACCGCCCAGACAAACCGAAAGGACGACACAATGACAACCGACGACAAAGAGCGCAGCGTGCAAGAGATCATCAACGACCGCTTCGCAGATGAGCTTACCAAACACGGGAAGCTGGTTGAGGAGTACGAAGATCAGCCGCAACAGGAGCCGGGCGACGACAACCCAGACCATCGCGGCTACACCCTCAAAGAGCTTGTCCGCAGAGAGATGATCAATTTCGAAAACAACGACACGTGGTCCGACGTCTACCCCCACGACGAAGGCGTAGGCGAGCGCCCTATGATCCCCCGCGCCGAGAACGACGTACCCGGCTCCCGGATCGCGAAAATGCGGCTGTCAGGCACCGACGTTCAGGTGGGCTATCTGACGGAGGACAACCCCCGGAACAACTCTGTCTGGTTCCATACAGACGAGCAGGCGGAACCTGTCTACATCTCACCCACTGAAGCACGGCTGCTGATCTCCGTGCTCCAGACCGCAATCGAAGAAGCAGAGGAGACGCGGGCATGACCGCGACTTTTTACATTTCCTTCTCAGGCGACAATGGACACATTCGCGACGTGAACGGCTTGCGCGTTGTCATGGCGCGCGAGATCGGCCCGTTCGGTTCTGTCGAAGACGCTGCCGCCTACTGGGTCAAGCGGCACGGACGCGGCTCCGCTGACCTTGTGCCGCCGTACTACAGCCAACCGCTGGTCATTGAAAGGATCGCACCATGACCGCCACATTCCAAAGCCTGCGCGACACACGCCTGCCGAAAGCGGAGAAGGCGGTCAGCCTTCTACAGAACCTCGTACGATACGAGCACACCGAGCAGGAGGCCAAAGACCTCGTGAACGCCATCTCCGACGCGGTAGACGACGTGGACGCGCGCTTCGCCCACAAGTGGGGCTGGCAGGACGAGGAGGACACGCCGCGCGATCATATCTCAGGTTTTACTGGCACCGCCGAAGAACTGCGCGACGCCTTTCGCGAGGTGTACCCGGAGACGTACGCGCTGTTTGCGGCGCTACCGGAGACGAACGAGGAGGACGTTGCGTACCTAGCAGACCTACGCGAGCGGATCAGAGGCATAGCCGTCTGCCACGGCGTTGACGGCTACGACGTCGACAAGCTGCGCGAGATGATCGTCCGGTTCCAGCAGCACCAGAAGAAAGCCACCGACATCCCCAGCGGCACAGCCGATGGGGGCGCTGACTTCGAAGCGGAGGTGCGCTGGGCGTACGACGCGCTGAAACGAAACGACAAGAAGCTGGCGATGGATCGCCTGCAGCGTATCCTGAATGGAGAGAAGACATGAGTAATATGATGACATGGGCCGAAAACGAACTGACAGCCATGGGCTACGCGACCACGGAGGAGGAGGGACCTCAGAAGTGGGTACGTGAAAACGTGCTGGAACTGTTGAGCACGTTTGCCGAGCAGGGGCACAGCGGGTACTCCGCACCCCACGTCGCCGGGCTGTTCGGTCGACTGGCGGCGCGGAAACCTCTCACCCCGCTGACAGGCGAAGACGACGAGTGGGACAAGATCGAAAATGATCTGTACCAGAACAAGCGCTTCAGCGCCGTGTTCAAAAACGGCGCGGAAGGCCAAGCCTACTGGTCGGGCGGTATTGTGTTCTGGGAGTGGTTCGAAGGCGAAGACGGCGAAAAGCACAAGTCGTACTTCACCGGACGAGGTAGCCGCGTGCCGGTCACCTTCCCCTTCACCGTGCCAGACGAGCCTGAGTACCGCGAGGCACAGAAAGATGGCTGACCAACCCACGCACTGGTACCGGGCCGTAGATCGCCAGTACGCGAACTACGACCCCTTCGCCGAGTTCGAGCAGCCGTCAGGATCGCACACGAAGATCGAGGTGTGGGAGATCGAAGTCCTGCACCTCACCCCCAAGGGGGCGAAGGTGCGCGACCCCCTGACAGGCGAACCCAGACAGGTTATGCGCGGCGCGCGGAAAGCCTTCGCCCGGCCCACGGAAAAGGAGGCGCTGCACGACCTGTTCTACCGAAAGAGGAGGCAGATGGAGATATACACCGCGCGCGCCGCATCGGCACGGAAGGCTATGCTCAAAGTAGAAAAAATGCTGAACGTAAAAGTAGGTACTTGAACATCGCATCGTACGATGCTAAGTACCTAGCACGGGCCGGAGGACTGGCCCGCGTAAACCCTGAAAGGACCAAGACCATGACCGCACAAATCTTCTCCGCCCGCACTGCAATGCGCCTCTTCAAAGAGGAGAGCAGCGATCTGGCGCTCGTACACGAGAACATGATCCACGCCGCATCAGACCTCTTCGAAGCTGAAGGTGACCACGCCGCCGCAAACGACATCATCGCACGCTACGACGACTACCAAGAAGAACTGCGCTGCCTCATGGCAGACGCCCTCGCCGAGTTCTGCTGATCCTCTTGAAGCGCGCCCCACGGGGCGCGTCACTGGACGATCAACCCTGAAAGGAACAAGACCATGACCACCACACTTGTAGAACTGAAAAACACCTTCCTTGCGATCATCGACCGCAACATCATCGAAGACCTGCCGCCGCCTGTCAGCAGCACTAAGGCGGTCAGCCGGGTTGAACTCGACAGCAAGCAGATCAATCTGCTGCAGGCAGACGCTGAGGTGCACGTCGAGGCGCTGAAAGAAGACGGCGCGTCCAAGCTGGTGATCGCCAACGCACGCCGCCTCGTCGACAGCGGGCAGGCGACGCTGAACGCCGCCCTCGACAAGCTACCAGCAGCCAAGGCGAAGAAGCCGCGCAAGAAGGCTGACACGTGGAAGAAGGAACCCGCCCGCGTGCGTATGATCGACGAAAGCGTCGAGGTCGCCGACAGCCCCAGCGCTGCGATGTATGACACGCTGAACCACGCCTTCACCCACTTCAACAAGGAACTGTTCGACGGCAACCTGCCGCCCGTGATCATCGTCGTGCACCGCAAGCGCAACGCCCACGGCTACTTCTGGGAAGGCCAGTGGCAGCACCGCGACGACGCGGAGCGCAAGCTGTCTGAGATCGCCCTGAACCCTCAGACCATGGGCCGCGACATCAAGACTGTGCTGTCGACCTTCGTCCACGAGATGGTGCACCACGCCCAGCACGTGCACGGCAACCCCGGCAAGGTGGCGCACAATCAGGAGTGGGCAGAGATGATGGACGAGGTCGGCCTGACGCCCACCAGCACAGGCAAGGAAGGCGGCAAGCGCACAGGTCGCAGCGTGACCCACATGATCGTAGATGGTGGCCCCTTCGACGTCTCCTGCGACGCCTTCCTGAAGCGCAACGACGTCGACGTGTCATGGTTCAGCCCGCCGCAGGCAGGGACCAAGAAGCGGGACCGGTCCAAGGTCAAGCACACGTGCGCCTGCTGCGGCACCAACATCTGGGGCAAGGAAGGCATCACAGTCTTCTGCTGCGACGAGATGATGGAGGAGGCATGATGGACCAGTTCATAGCTCTGGCGGCGGACCTGTTCATAGCTCTGGTGGCGGTAACAGCTACCACCGCGCTGATCTTCACGGCGCTGGACCTGATCGAGGCGATCCTGCGTTGGTTCAATGGAGAGTAAGCAGCGCCCTGTGAACGCGAAACCCGGCGAGGTTTATATGCACAATTTCTATGGACCTTACCGCCGCCCGTGGCTGGTGCTCTGGGTGGACGACGAGGAGGACAGCGCCTGCGCTATCGCGCTGTCCACCAACGGAGGCTTCCCCGGCGCTGTGCCCATCAAGCACTTGACGTTCAAATACGCGGCGGCGTGGGCACAACTGACCAAGCCGTGGTACTTCGACCCTAAGTACCGCAAAGGGTACATCGACAAAGCAGAGCGCGAGCGGATCGCCCGCGAAGTGCAAAAGAATTTAGACCTGATAGGAGACTGACATGAAACACCTGACCGCAATCATCGCCGCCGCGAGCCTGTCGGCTTGCTTCACGCCGACGCCCCCTGAAGACTGCGAGGTGATCGTACGAAGCGACGCACCTAGCCTGAACGTGGTGTCAGCGCCCGACCCCGGCCCCGCCCCCGACCCCGGCCCCGGCCCCGGCCCCGGCCCCGCGCCAAGCGATCCCGGCGAAGGACCGGGCGAGCGCAAGCTCATCAAGGTCGAGTGCATCAGCCACGGGGCGAAGCCCTTCTACGACGACCCGAAGGTGGTGCCCTATGGCTGAGCGCTGGTCAGACCTGCCGCGCGCTCTGCCGCCGGAGGTGGTCGAGGCGATCTGGAAAGAGATCGACGCGATCCACCCCCGCGTCAGGACCATGGACGGAATGCTGAGAGAGTTCGTACGACGTGCCATTGACCCGCCGCACTACGCGAAGGTGAGCGAGGTCGCCGCCGCGCTGCGGGAGAGCACCAGCCGGGTGAACTTTGTACGCTACGAAGTGATCGGCGCAGCCCGCGCATCCCGATTGACAGGAGGTACCAAAGCAGGTACCTACAGCAAGTGAACTGAAAGGAACTACAACATGCACGGACTTGAAGCACTAAAGGCGATGAACGCGCGCGCGGAAACACAGCACGCCCTTCTGAAGCCGAAACGCGAACACGATGCGCGGCGATTGCACAGCATCGCCAACGTCGGCGGGATTGAGATCACGAAGTGGCTGGCGGAGCTTAACGCAGCTTTGCTGGGGCGCAGGGTGATCATGTCGGAGCAACGCCCCGCCGTCCAGAACGTGGTCTGCACGATCAAAGAGGTGCACCTCGTCAAGACCCGCGTGCACGTCACGCTGGACCACGAGTACAGCGAAGAGCTTCGGCTGCTGATCCACACAGGTAAGGGGCCGCTGGCCTCTCGCGCGTACGATAACTTCTGCAGCCTGTGCGCGTACACGCCGTTCCTGCTGGGTGTCGACTGCATGCTGCTCGACAGCGCGCCAACCAATGACTGAAGGTTGGTACTACGAGCGGCGCGTACTGGACCGGTGGACGCCGGTCTGGACCGCGCGACAGCCGGATGTCGTAGGCACAAACGTGCTGCGGATCAAGAGCGCAAACGGGGTTGGCGCGCGCATCAAAGCAAAGCCTATCCCTATGACCCGCGAAGAGTGGGACAACATCGTACCTGAAAGGACCTAGACATGGGAACAAGACACAACGAACTGAACGCGCTGGAGGTGCCGTACCGGGCGCTGAAACTGTTGGAACCGCAGATCGTGGCGAACCAGAAGTCGGAGACGGTATCGAAGGCGATCCACGCGGCCTTGACGGAGCAGGTGCTGGAGCCTCTACGTGAGGCGTCGATCTGGCACAACCAGCAGGTGCGCAACGATGGCCGTCTGAAGGATGCGGAGGACAACGTGGATCATATGCACCAAGTCATTCAGAACATGGCGAAGAAGCACGGCGAGCAGGCATACGCACAACACGTCCGCCTGCAGAGGGCGAACGCGTGGGGGACTTTTGCCACAGCGGCCTGCGTAGCCCTGACATGCTACATCGCGCTCCAGTCTATGGGGTACCTGTCGTGAGCGGGGCGTTCCAGATATTGGAGGGCGAGCACGCCGTGATCCGCGAAGGCGGTGTCTATAAAGAGGTGGACATCGCCGTGCGGAACAACGGCGAGCTTTACGTGAAGGCAAAAGGTGGGTTCATCCGCCTTTACGCAGACGGCTCAACGTCGGTTGGCTCCAAGTGCACCGTCGACACGCTCGCCATCGACGCCGAGTTCCACAAGGACAGCTTTGGCAAGCTGTGCGTTGCACCCGGCAAAGGTCGCAAGCCGCTCAGCACCCCGCCCAAGTTCCTAGCGTTGGAGGACAAGGCATGATCAAACCAAAGGCGACAAACTGGCACGGCGAACCGTTGTGCCAGAACATGGGCGTCTACAGCGCTGGCTCGTTCGGATCGAGCCAGTGCGGACACCGGGCGAAGCACGACCCCGACCCCGTCACGGGGGTGCCGCAGAAGTGCGGTATGCACTGCGAGGCAGCGGTAGAGCGGCGCAGGCTCGCAGCGGAGATGAGGAGCCGCAAGTCGCAGAAGAACCTGTCGCTCGCGAACGAGCGGCTTCGCCTTTACGTAGCAGCGGAGGACATCGTACGACGCCTAGCTCGCGATCCTGAGTGGGTTGCGCAGCCGCGCATTGCGCGGTGGATCGAAGACTTCGACAAATATGAGAAAGAGAGAGACAGACACCATGGCAAATAACACCTTCAGAAACGCAGTGCGCGCCTTCTTGATGAAGCGCGTCACCTCGAAAATTCCGGCGGGGCCTGCGCTTGCAAAAATGGGGCTGGCCCAAGCAGCGCTGGAACTGGCAAACAATGCGCCGCCTATCCAGCAGCGTACGATGCCTCCCTACGGCACGTCGAAGAACAGCGTCATGGCGGATCGCCGCGCGTCTCGGAAGCGGAAGTCTGTGAAGCGGGCGCGGCGTCTGAAGCACGCTTGACGGACTAACGCTATAAAGATAAGTACCTAACACCTTTCAATCAAAAAACTGGAGACTGAAATGACCACCGACGTAACAGCAAAAGACTTCAACCCTTCGAACAACGACACCGTTGCGAAAATTAAAGAGAAGGCAAACGAACTCGCCGCAGAGATAAGCACCCTGACGCCCAGTCGTCGTCGCAGCATCGCGCTGACACACGTCGAGACGGCGAGCATGTTCGCAGTGAAAGCAGTCTTCTACACAGATGAAAACGAACGCACCGACGCTTGACGATCTGATCTCCGCATCATAAGGTGGAGGTTCATCGACGACCTCCCAAACTCGCGCCCCGGCTAACGCCGGGGCGTCTTTTTATGTGGCGCTCTCAATACCTTTGCGCAGCGCCACCAGCTTGGCAGACGGCTCCTGATCTGCGCGCATCATCATGTGGAACTCTTCAGTGCGCTGCGCCATGCCGATGTCTTGAAACTGCTCGACCATGCGAGCTTCGCGCACGATGACCTGCGACTTCTGACGGTGCGGTTTGCTGGCGACGTAATGCCGCCCGACGAAGTACCAGTGCTGGCGGATGACGTCGGTCGCCATGTTGCGCCACTTGGGATACGTGTCGCGCAGATCGTTCTTGATCAGATACGCGTTCACCCGCTGCAGCACAGCGTCCAGCGCCGCCCAGTCGTACGGCATACCCTCCAGTGCGTCGACAACAATGCTGTCGAACTCTGTCACGTTCGCCTCCAACATCTGCACCTTGCCCTTGAACCGTTTGGCCACGTGCGCGTTGAAGTCCGACACGTCGCGCTCCATTAGCGTGCGGTGGATCACGGATATGAACTGCGGGTCCATCTCAGGGTTACGCGCCCGGTTGATGTTCTCGATCAGCGGCCCCGTGGCGTCCAGCTTCACGTCGTTGTTGCTGAGCACCACGATCCGCCGGTCCCCCTCCGGGATAGGCAGGGCATTCTCGTGGTTGGTCGCCATGATGAACGTCGCGTAGACTATGTCGTTGTAGTTCGGCTTACCCTTCTGGACGATCTGCATCTGCCGAGGCTTGGGGTCGATGCGTTCTTTCAGCTTCTCGTACGCCTTCTTCCTGCGCCACGCCATCGACCCGCCGTCGTCCCCTTCTGGTAGTATCTCGTCGACTGTGATGAAGAGCTTGTTGGCCATCCAGTCTGTGTACTGGCTCTGCGATCCGTTACCCATGAGCGTGTCCGCTGTCACAGACGCCACGTAGCGCTGCGTGAAGAGGTGTTCGATGATCTCGAACAAGGTGCCCCGCCCGACGCCGAACACGCGCGCCACCATGAGCACAGCGACGCCGGGGACCTCCGGGTTCTGCACCTTGTGCGCCAGCCAGTCGAGGAACCAGTCGCGCTCCTGCTCCTCCGGCAGCAGGTGGTCCACGAAGTCGTACCACAGGTTCGTGAAGTAGCTCTCCGTGTCCGTCTCCGGCTCCGGGTGCACAGGCTTGTGGTAGCTGTTAATCGCGCGGATGCCTAGCTGGTGGTATATGCCCGGCGTACGATGCGGCATGAAGCGGTAGCCGTCCACATCCTCGCGCTGCCCGTGGTTCAGCCACGCATCGACAGGGTTGATCTTCACGACGCCGCCGCGCGGTCCCTCTCTCTCATACGCGTGGCGCAGGTGTGTCAGTCTCATGTTCGTCACGCCCATCGACAGGCTCTCGTCGCGGTAGATCGGCACGCACGGCGTCGCGCTGTTGCCGCACCACGCCCACTGCTCCAGCATCTTGAGGGTCACCTCTCTGAACGACAGCGGCGCGTCGTTGTACATCTCCTCGTCGAAGCTGTAGCCCGCCGCCTGCAGCTTCTCTGTCAGCGTGGACACCTTCTCGGAGACAGGCTTGTGCCGGTCCTCCTCGCTGGCGGGCATGTGTCGCTCCCAGCTTGCCGTCTCCAGCACCGTGACGACGCCTTCGTGGTCTGTGCTGATAAGGCACCGCGTACGATTGACCAGCGTCGGATCACCCATCCAGCTTCCTGAGCAGCGCGGGTTCCGCGTCGTCGCGTAGTCGGACAGTTCCTCCAGCGTGCGCTGCCGCCCGTCAAGGCAGTCGAACAACATGTCGTCCGTCAGATCGTAGACCACGCGGCTGGAGACTTCACCGCTCTTGCTGTGTTTGACGCGTGGCCACTTGCGCTTCTCCAGTTCCTCGCACGCCATCTCTGCAATCGCCAGCACCGCGCTCTTCGGTATCAGGGGGAGCGCGTCCAGTCTGACGTCGGCGGGGCTTTCGTCGTCCGCCCACGTATACTCAATCTCGAAGCCGCTGTCGTCGTCCTTCATGGTGTGCGCGCCGTACGATCCCATCTGTCTAGGGTGGCCACCGCCGAACGCCTCCAGCTTGTGGGCTACAACGCCCACGCCCTCCGGGTCCTCGCCGGGGCGGGCGTGCGCCGTCGACACGATGACGCTGAAGGGTTCATCGACGCGGCAGAACCACGCCTCTTTGGCCCCGCTGCCGAAGCGCACCAGCGCCTCCCGTAGCTGCGGGTAGGTCTTGGTCGCCCTGTCCCACAGCTTGTTGACGATCTCCTCGTCGTCGATGTCGACGTCGATGGCGCACAACCCATCGCGCACGATGATGCCGGTGGCTTGGAAGCCGAGCTTGCGACGCCATGAGAGGATCATATCCTCCGTCGTCTCTAGCTCTGACCACCCCTCGTAGAAGCAACGCTTGTCTACGTTCGGCGTCGGCGTATATCCGTTCTCGAGCACGGCCAGCCGGAAGGCAGTCTGCCGCTCGATGTTCTGTTTGCGAAAACTTTTCATTTTGTCTCTTGTGTTAGCAGTGACGTGCCGATACAAGACCTTGTGTTCTCGGTCATAGTGGGCACCTTTCAGGTTGGGTCGCGCTTTCGGGCGCGGCCCTTTCTCTTACATGACTGGCCAACCTTGAGTAAACGCCTCAGCCGTTCCGCGCAACAAGATCACGTGGCGATACGTGCCGTCGTCACCTTTGGCGCAAGTCATAGCGTGTATCTCGTCGTCCATTTTACGCAGTTCATCGGACACCGTAGCGAAGTCTTGCTTCACCTCTTTCAGCAGGCGTGGAAACTGCTGCCACGTCGGCGCGGTTTCACCACGCCTCCACTCGACGGCGATGTGCATGTCGTGTTCGAACGTGGCGATGACCGCCCAGTCAAAGTCTTCGAATTGTGGCGGTGCTCCCATCACAAAGTCCTCAACATGTTTCTGAACGCCTCTTGATCGTTCATCTTGAACTCGACGCGGTTGCGCTTGACGATGTCGACGGTGTTGTTGGCGATGATCTGGTGCGAGTAGCAGTGCAGGTCTTGCCCCGGTCGGTCGATGCGCTTGATGACCTGATCGTACTGTTCCGCCGACCACGTCGGGTGGAAGTGGATCATCCGACGACCGCCGAACTGTAGCTCTACCCCGTGCCCGGCGCTGGCGGGGTGCAGGATCAGGTTGTCCAGCTTCCCCTCGTTCCATTTGTCCACGATGGCCAGCTTGCGCTTCAAGGTGACGCCGCCACCCAGCACGCCGTACGATCTCTTCTCTTTGTCCAGCACAGCTTTGATCGCGTCGATGTCGGGGCGGAAACCGTAGGTGATGATTGTGTTCTCCGCGCCGATGTCTGTCAGCATCTGCTCCAGCATCTTGCTCTTCTCCTCGTGCAGCACGTGCGCGATCTTCGTTGCGTCCTCCTCCTCGGGCGCGTCGTAGATGAAACCCTGTGCGATCTGCGACAGCTTGGAACTGGCGACAGCCTGCGACAGCGCGGCGATCAGGACTGCTTCGTCTACGTCGCCTGTCGCCTCCATCACTTCGATGATCAGGTCGCGCTCCATCTCGTCGTACTTCTTGCGCGCCTCGTCAGGTAGCTCGATCAAGCGGTCGTAGTCCTCGCCCGAGGACATCGTACCCTTGCGCGCGTTGGGCGGCTCAGCGGCGCGCACGAACACCTTCGACAGGTCCTCGTCCAACTGCTTGGCGCGAAAGTCGTGGACCTCCCACGCGTAGCCGCTGTAGTCCATCTGCATGAAGTTGCGGCGACGCCACACGTCGAAGTCGTCTGGCCACGCGTCAGGGTCTAGCACCTGCATCGGTCCGAACAGGTCCTCGTATCCGTTGGGGCGCGGCGTGCCGGAGAACATCCACATGATCTTGATCCGGCTGTCGATCCGCTTCAACTGCTTCTTCATGTGACCGCGCGGGTTCTTCATCTTCGGCTCGTCGTACGCGATCAGGTCGAGCAGCGGGTGGTCCTCCGGCAGCGTGAGCAGGTAGTCGACCAGCCACTTGACGATGGCGTCGCTGACGCTGAGCACGTCGAAGCTGTCGGGGTCGTCGAGGATCGCTATGCGCTGCTTGGGTGTGCCTGTCAGATCGGCGACGCGCAGGTGCTGCAGATGCTCCCACTTCGGAGCCTCGCGCGGCCACACAGTGGCGGCGACGAGCGGCGGCGACATGATGATCGCCTTGCGGATGTAACCTTCATGGATCAGATCGTCGATGGCTGTAAGGCATGTGACGGTTTTTCCGCCCGCCATCCGCATCACAACGTACGATCTGTTCTTCTGGTATATCTCGTCGATGCAGGCAAGCTGGTCGGAGCGGAGTAGTCTGTACGGTAAGCGGTCTTTCATGTAATGGTCCTTTCAGGTGGTTCGGTCGTTCTACATGTCAGGTACCTGCTCGTCAAGAACCGCATCCACCTCGGCGAAGTTGATGCAGACGTAAGACTTGTGCCCCCGGTGTTCGATCCGCTGCTTCCACCACGCCTGCAACTTCGCCAGCCTGCCGCCGCGCGGTCGTTTCAGTTCAACAAAGAAGATGCGTCCCGGCAGAACCACCAGCCGGTCGGGGATACCTTTATACCCACGCGGCGACAGCTTGATCGTGAACCCGCCGCGCGCATCGACGCGCTCATCCAGATAGTCTTCAACTTTTACTTCTTTCATGTCGTTCTCCAAAGTGTGTTGACGACTGGTACCAGATCGAGTACCTACAAGTCTACAGCAACGGAGAGACATATGGCACCGAACACGCAACCGAAGATGGAGCAGCAGAAGTTGATGCTCCCCGCGCAGACGCGCAAAACGTTGGCGCTGAAGGCAGACGAGTTTGACATGACAATGTCAGAGATCGCCGAGCATCTGATCGACAACGGCTGCTACCCTGAAGCCGAAGAAACCTGAAGGACACATTATGACACAAGAGACACCGACCGAGCACTCGTCCCTCGTCGGCGGTTCAACTGCCGCCCGACGGATCAACTGCCCGCGCAGTTACGCGCTGGAGAAACTGGCACCGCCTGACAAAGGCAACGCGTACGCCCGTGAGGGGACGGCGCTGCACGAGATGATCGCCATCGTCCTCGACAAGGACAAGGACGCGGAGGAGCTTCTACCGTTCACCCACAAGCAGGAAGCCAAGGGGGCGGAAGAGCCATGGGAACTGACCATCGACGCCGACCTGTGGGCTGACCTCGGGCAACCAGCGCTCGACGCGTTCATGGACTTCATGGACGAGATCGAGGCGGATCAGGACGGCGCGGAGTTTGAGTATTTGATCGAGACGCGGTGCGCGATGCCCGGTATCGACGGTGCGTTCGGCACGACAGACGTCGTGTGGAAGTGCGGTGATCTGTCAGGCGTGTGGGACTGGAAGTTCGGGCGCACGCCGGTGGCTGCCGACAGCGATCAGCTTCGCTTCTACGGACGCTCCGCCGCAGCGGACCATCCGAAGATGTTTGGCGGCGAAAGCTGGGGCGATCTTGACCCCGACCGCGAGGTGTTCCTCAACATCATGCAGCCTCAGTGCAGCAGCGAACCTGCGGAGCACATCACCACCATCGGCGAACTGGAAGACTTCCGCGTCGAGTTGATGGCGGCGATCACAGAGGCGCAGGAGCAGGGGGAGAAAGCACGGATCGCTAAAGGTGGTTGGTGCACCTTCGCCACCTGCAAGAGCGTGTGCCCGCTGCACATAGGTCGGTCGCTGGAGTTCGGCGAGAAGATGGCCAAGCTGGCAGCGCTGAAGGAAGCGCAGGGGGAGAAGGAACTGCGCGACGTAACGTACGAAGACCCGTACGTCGACGGCGTGGGGTCGCAGTCGTTTGGCGACATGGCACCGGACCTGCTCGAACTGGCGGAGATCGCGGAGGAGTTCGCGCGCGAAGTGTTCAAGCAGGCGCACGCGTGGGTCGAGGAAGGAAACGATCTCGACGGCTGGGGGCTGAAGAAGAAACGCTCCAGCGGGCGCGTGTTTACCGTGTCCGATGAAGAGGTGCAGTCCTTTATGAAGAACCGCCGCTACAAGCTAGACGACTACATGCCCCGCAAGATGTTGACGATGCCACAGGTCGAGAAGCTGCTGGCGCGCGACGGGCGTGTGCTCCCCGAAGAAATGTACGAGGCCAAGCCCTCGTCAGGAACGACCCTCGTCCGTGTCGGCGACGCCGAACTGGTGGGGTCGAAGACCCAGCGCGTAGCAGCGCTGGCGCAGAAGCTGGGCGTCGCTGAAGACGCCGAGTAAACCGGGGCAGTGTCCCTACAAAAGAGAAGAGAAGAGAGAAGATGTCAAAAGAAGTAGCGAAAGCAAAGAACTCCGCGCTCGCCGCAGCGCAGGCGCTGAAAGGTAACCTGCAGAAGGCGAAGCGGAACATCCCCGAGGCGGGCAACAGTTCGTACATGCGGTTCGGTAAGGACGGCGCGTGGACGTTCGGCGTCGACAACGACGAACTGGTGCCGGAGGATCGCATTGCGATCAACCCTATGTCGATCAAGACTGGTTGGTCTTGCTGGACAGATCGCGACGACAGGGTGAAGAAGAAGAACGAGCTTATGGGTGAGGCCATGTTCCCGTTGGGCGCAGACGTCACCCCCAAGCACGAGCTTCCGAAGCACAAAGACCCGTTGACGGATGAGCCGTGCGACTGGCGTGAGCAGACCAGCGTGGTGATGCGCGTTCTCGATGGCCCCCACAAGGGGAAACAGATCGAGTACAGCACCACGTCTGTGGGCGGCAACACCGCGCTCAGTGGTCTGGTCGACCAGATCATGTTGCAGCTTGACGAGGACCCGGAGAACATTGTCCCCGTGGTGTCGTTGGACAGCGACAGCTACATGCACAAGCGGTGGGGCAAGACGTACGTCCCCATCCTGAAGGTGACGGGCTTCGTGTCGATGGACGACCAGCCGGAGATCAACCCGGAGACGCCAGACGATGACGACGAAGACGCAGCCGATGACATCCAGCAGGATGAAGACGGCGACGTGATCGACGGCACCGCCGAGGAGATCGAAGAGGAAGAGGAAGCGGAAGAAGAGGCGGAGGAGGAACCCAAACCTCGCCGCCGCCGCCGCCGCTAACTCTCGAAACTGCGCCGCCGTCTCCCGGCGGCGCAGACACCGCCCCTGAAAGGACACCGTACGATGTTACGAACAATGGAACCGCTGACCACGGACTTCAACGACTACTGTTTTCTGGACACGGAGACGCGCGCGCTGAAGGACTTGGACGACCCCCGCTGGGGCGACGTCACACAGTGCGGCGCGATGCGCTACCGCTCCTCCGCCAAGGTCACGATCCTCACCTACTGCATCGGCCCCAAGCAGCCCGTCCAGTCTTGGGTGCTGCCCGACTTCGACGACGTGTTGAAGTGGCGCGACGCGCCGCGCGATCTGCTGGACTTCGTGGCGCGCGCGCTTAACGGCGAAGCATGGTTCGTGATGTGGAACAGTTTCTTCGATAGGCACCTGTGCAATCATGGTATCTTCCGCGACATGGATCGCGAAGTCATGCCCGTTCGTACGGTGCTTGACGCGATGGTCCAAGGCGCGGCGTCGAACCTGCCCGGTAAGCTGGAGGGTGCATCGCGCGCCATCGGGCGCGGCGGCAAGGTCGACCAAGGCAAGCACCTGATCGCGCTGTTCGCCCCCGCCTACGGGGCGACGCCGCAGTCTCACCCCGAAGAGTGGAAGCAGTTCATCTATTACGCGGAGCAGGACACAGAAGAACTGCGCGCCGTGTTCCTCGAAACCCGGATGCTGTGGCGCTGGGAGTGGGAGCAGTTCTGGACCAGCGAAGAGATCAACGACCGTGGCTTACCTATCGACCGACACTTCGCCGAGCGCGCCGCAGGTCTGGCGGAGGTGTACGCCTCGAAGACGAACGAACTTGTTGAAGAGTTCACACGCGGCGCTTGCTGGTCTGTGAACCAACACGTCGCTCTGGCGAAGCACGTCGCCGACGAGGTGGCACATCTGCCGGAGGCGGCGGACATGCTCGTGAAGAAGTACGAGGAGGACGAGGAGGGAGACGGACTAGTCGCAGCGGCGCTGTCGCTGGAGCGGACCCGCGTGGAGAAGTTGATCCCTTACCTCGAGCGTCTGGACGCGGAGCAGGGGTTGACCGACGACGAGTACGATGTGCTCCAGCTTCTCGAGGTGCGGCTGTTCGGTGCGTCAGCGACGCCCAAGAAGTTCGCCAAGCTCGTGCCGATGCTCGACGACCGCGAGCGGTTATGCGGTCAATACACTTTCAACGGTGCCCAGCAGACTGGACGCTATTCATCGCGCGGCGTGCAGGTACACAACCTGACGCGCGCGTTCCTCGGTATGGAGCAGGGCGAGCCTGAACGCGAAGCCGCCGCCATCGAATTTATCAGCGATTGGGAGAACTGAAATGGATCGTATAGTTAGAATGTTATCGGCGTTAAACCATTGGTTGGACAGCCGGTCGTGGGCCGCAGAGTTCGTTGGCTGGACGTTTACGCTTCTGGTCATCGCGTACGCTGCTGTGGTATTGGTGTGCTTCGTACTCTGGGACATCGGCGCGCTTCAGAGCGCGGGTACGCACCGTGGTCTCTTAGCGGGCGCGATTTTCATATCGGTCTTTTTCTCAGCGAGAACAAGCAAATGATCGGAGACAGAGAGCTAGCCGCCTTCGAAGACCGCTTCGGCTCCGCCGGTCGCGCCTTGTCGCGGCTGATCCGCCCCACTATAGCCGCGCCCGAGGGTCGTACGTTGGTGTGGGGTGACTGGTCCGCTATCGAAGCCCGCGTCCTGCCTTGGCTCGCCGACACACGCGGCGCGCACAAGGTGCTGGACATCTTCCGCGCATCCGACGCCGACCCGTCGGTGCCTGACATCTACATGGTGGAAGCTGGCAACGTGCTGGGGATGGACCCGCAGGAGATGTGGGACAAGTACCGCGCCAAGGACAAGGACGCCAAGCAATGGCGGCAGCAGGGCAAGGTGCCTGTGCTGTCGCTGGGCTTCGGCGGCGGCGTCGGCGCGCTGCAAGCCATGGCCACCAACTACGGCGTGTCGCTGACCGCAGCGGAGGCGCAGGTCGTGGTCGATGTGTGGCGCGAGAACAACCGGTGGGCGCGCGCCTTCTGGGACGCGCTCTGGGACGCCTTCCTATCGGCGATGAAGAACCCCGGCGTGCCGTACGAAGTGGGGCGCGTGGTGTACATGTACGACGCCGACTACATGAACGGGTCGATGATGTGCTTCCTGCCTGACGGCAGGCCGCTCTGTTATCCCCGCCTGAAGTGGAGAGAACGCGAGCGTGAGGACCGAGAAGGGAACGTCACGAAACGGATGGAGTTGACCTACCGCCGAGGCTACGACACCCGCTCCTTATGGTACGGTGTACTCGCTGAGAACATCACACAGGCGTGCGCCGGATCGCTGCTGCGTGAGGTGATGGTGGACCTGTCGCCCGCGATCTCTATCGCCGAGGCGCGTTGGATCACAGGTCCACGTCCGACCCCGACGCCCCGTCTCCTATCGTCGCCCGCTGAACTGATCGGTCACACGCACGACGAGGTGATCGCCGAGTGCGACGACAACGACGACGCTGTCGCCTTAGCGAAGAAAGAACTGAACGACGCAATGGTCGCGGATCGCGACTGGACCGAAGGCTTGCCGCTCGCGGCGGAGGTCTCGACTAACTGGTACTACACAAAGGTGGTGGACTAATGGACAACGAAGACACATGGACCGAAGGCGTGAAGCATGACAGCGGGAAGGACCGCTTTGAACTAGTCCCGCCGGAACCACTGTTCGCGCTGGCACGCGTGCTGACGTTCGGCGCGCAGAAGTATGAAGACCGGAACTGGGAGAAGGGGATGTCGTGGGGGCGCTGCTTCGGTGCGTGTATGCGGCACCTGTGGGCGTGGTGGGGCGGACAAGGGAAGACGGCGAACAGCTTCCTGTTGGGCGACCTCGACGACGAGACAGGGTTCTCCCACCTATGGCACGCGATGTGCTGCCTGTCCTTCTTGATCGCGTACGAAGAACGCGGCGTCGGAACCGACGACCGTCACACAGGAGGCTGATATGCCACGTACTTACAAACCAATTTTATGCCTAGATTTCGACGGCGTTATTCACAGTTACTCGAGCGGATGGAAAGGCGCGACAAATATACCGGACGCGCCTGTACCGGGGGCAATGGACTTCATCGACAAGGCTGTGGATAACTTTACAGTGAACATCTACTCCAGTAGATCAGGCCAGCGCGGTGGGGTTTCCGCCATGAAACACTGGCTGAAAGAGCACATGTCAGAGTTCTATGGCCCGGATCGTACGCGGTTCGACGATGTGTACTACAGCATCGTGTTTCCCACTGAGAAACCTCCGGCTATGGTGGGGATCGACGACCGCGTTCTGACGTTCGACGGTACGTGGCCGTCTATGCGGTCGCTTTTTGAGTTCAAACCGTGGAACAAAAAATAACTCAGCGCGGCCCCAGTACTGCTCGGGCCGCGTCGTACGCTTCCACTGCCACCTGCTTCTCACGGCCACACTCGAGCAACGCGTCGCCGAGACGACCTATCCTGTTCTCGTCGTCGCCTACGGTATAGCCGTTCACGGTCGCGATGACCGAGGCGGGGTGAGCACAAGGATCGCTCACGTTCGCAGGCAGAGGATCAAGGCGAACCCCAGCGCCTCTGAAGCCGTCGCACCCCATCAGCACCAACGCCGGGATGACCAGCGCCGGGAGCAGCGCGCGCCGCGTCTTCGAGTTCTCGTACGATGTCTTCTCTTGCACGTTTCACTTCCTCCAGTTCCGCAGCTTGCCGCGACAGGCGCTCGCCCAGATCGAACAGTTCCTGCTGCGTCTCTCTACGCTCTCGATCAGCGCGCGCCTCAGCGGCGCTGACCCCGGCGCTATACCCTTGCCAGCGACCGACGCCGTAGGCTGCGCCTGTGGCCAGCACAGCGGCTAACACCGCTGCGCCCAGTATCTGGATGCGAGGCATTAGAGGTAGCCGTACAGTTCCCAGTGCGGGCCATCGTTGAAAGCACGCTTGCCTGCCTTCAACTTGCGCCGCACGTACTGCTCGACCAACGTCTCCGGGGGCACGTCCGCCACAGGGTTGATGTGTTGCCAGCAACCACCCCACCGTAGCTGCACGTTCTCCTCGACCGCCGCTGTGAACATCGCCTCCGCAATAACGTAGATCGCAGGCCAGTACCAGTGCACCTCGTTGTCCCCGTCGCCGTCGCTGTCGCGCCACGGCACCAGATCGGCGGCGTGCACGTATCCGTCGCGCTGTTCTTGATGCTTACTGATCCGGTTGTACCCGTCGAGCTTCGACGCGCCGCGCCGGAACAGCGCGTTCTGCTCGCGCGCCGTACGCTTGCCGTCGAAGATCGTGTAGTCCTGCTTAGTGATCGTGATAGCTTTGTTCAGCACCCGGATCAGATCGGGGTGCATCCCCTGCATTTCCGCGCGAGATCGCGCGCCGTACGAATAGCTCATTGTTTCGATCCTTCCTCGTCGTCGCCGTGCATCCGACGCCACAGGCGGCGCGGGTAGAAGGCGACTGTAAAGATGTTGTACTTGCCTTGGTCTTCTTCCGGGATAAGCAGCGTCATCCCGCGCAGCGCACGGTAGGCAGCGTACGCTGCGAAAGCGTTCCAGACCACGTTCGACGGATTGCCGAGGCCGAAGCCGTTGAACACGTCCCACCAGACCGAGCGCGCCACGAACTGGAAAGCCATCCAGAAGATCGCCGCGCCGAGGTGGGCTGTCGCCTGCCCCCCCGTACGATACGAATAGTGACGAAAGGCAACCATCACAAGGGTGCCAAGCAGCACCGCAGGAATACCTGTCATTTGGTTGATCTCAATCATCTTGCAGTTCTTTCTTCTGGGGGGCGAAGTCGGCGAGCGCGCTATCTAGCCTGACGAGAAGTTGATCCAGTTTCTCCGCACCTTTATCTCGTGCCGCCAACGCCTTGTCGGCGCGCTCCTGTGCGTCCTTAGCGCCTTGTTTTACAAAAGGCCACATGCTCAATTGTCCTTTCTATCTTGCAAGATCATAAGGATACGTTCAATCGCTAAAACAACTTTAGCGTGCCGTGACGCGTCGTCATCCGAGCGCGCGAACAGCTTGGCCACGTACTCGTCGCGGCTCCGCGTCAACTCTTTACGATCCCACAGAAGCCATAGGATAACCGCACCGGGCAGACCGTACTCTGCCAAAAGAGGACCTATGGTTCCGAAAGCATCCATTACTTGAGCACCCACCCTGTGTTACCAAAACCCGTAGCCTTGAACCAAAGTTCCGCCGTGCCGCCGGTATCGTACAAATAAAGTGAACCCCGCGCCGCAGCCACGTTCCCTTCTGGCGCGGTCGTGCCAGACGTCACCAACATATCGCCGCTGGTGCCGAACTTGATCTCCCGGAACCAGCCGCGCCGGAAGCGGAAGTTGTTGCTGCCTACGTCCTTGGCGTTGGTTGTGTTTGGCCGGATGAACTCGGCGATCAGCGTTGCCTCAACCGCAAGCTGCTGCATCGTGGCGTTCCCCAGAACCAGAAGCTGCTTGAGGACACGGAAGAACGTGCTGTGCGTTTCGTGCACATCTTCGGGGCCGATGGCGACGGCGAACGGAAGGTGTTGCTCCACTCCGCCTTGGGACCACTGCCCGGAGTTGTCGACGCGCATCCGCACCGCGTCCCCTTCCAACATCCATTTGACGGTTTGTTCTTCGTTCCCGCCCAGCCACTTCAGCGTCCACTGCGCGGAGTAGCTGCGCATCCAGACCACTTCGATGTCGACGTCCGTCTGCAGCGGCAGCGCCGTGTCGAGCACGTAGTTTCGCGCGTCCGACGCGCTAGCGACTGTGTAGTAGGTACCTCCCAGCTTGATCAGCACCTCGTCCACGCTACCGCTCACGTCCTCCGGCACACCGCCGGTGATCGTGAGGACCGTGCCGTCGCCGGAAATGTCGGCGACGCAGTCCCACGTATGCTGCGGCAGGATCGCCGTGTGGGACCAGTCAGCGTCCCACGAGATCGCTGTGCCGTCCCACTCCTCCACGGTGCAGCTTGCCGTGCTCGCCGCTGTGATCCGGCAGGACTTGCCGTTGACCAAGACCCGCTTACCAACTTGGAAGAAGTCTGTGTTGAACGTACCCGCATCTCGCACGGTCATCGTGTTCGTACCTGACGTGCCTTCGACCAGCGCGAACCGTGGATCGCCCACGAGCGTCGCGAGGATACTCTGTCCGGTCTGCGTCTCGGCCCGCATGAAGAAGTAGCTGTCGCATCCCTGATCGTTCAACGCGATGTGGTTCTCTATGCCACCCAGCCACACGCCACCTGCGCGCGCCACGCGAGTGGCACCGCCGCGCGTCTCTGACGTACCGGTCACAACCACGTTGCCCCATGTCTGAGGATTATATCCAGCTTCCTCATAGACCAGCTTGCCGGGGCCGTAGGTGACCGCGCCGGTGGGAGGCACGCCGACATAGCGGAACGTACCCTCTGGCAAGTAGACCGCCCCCGCCGCGAAGGCGTTGTCCAGTTCGGTCTTGTTGTCTGTCACACCATCGCCAACCGCGCCATAGTAGGTGGCCCACGCCGGTGTCTCAAACGCCAGCGCTGTCGCCTTCGCCCACGGGTTCGCCGGGTTTCCCAGTTCCACTGTATTTGTCACAGGCAACATCGCGCCGCCTTGGATGCGAACCTGCGCCGCGTTCGCCCCGCCAGTGGCAGGCGCGAACTGGATGTACCCTTCCTCTGTCGTTGCCGTGTTATCGAGGACGCCGATTTGCATGGAACCGTAGCCGGTCGACCCGCCGCCGTCGTCCAGCGCTGTGCCGCCGTACACGGAGACGACGCCGCTATCTTTGTCGGAGAAGGTAGTGACCCGCCCCGCGTCGCCCGCCACGCCACGGAACAGCGCCGCCGCCGCGCCCGACACCGTCGCCAAGAAGGTCTTGCCTGTGATCATCTGCGCCCCGCTGGTGCCGACGATGGAGCCGCTGACCGCTGCCAGTTCGTCTTCGACAGCCTGCAGGTCTACATCGAGCGTCGCTGTAAGCACCTCGAGCGCAACCACGCGCGGCGTCAGCGCCAGCGCGGTGTTCAGGTCCATCACTGTCGGGCCGACGACGACTGATCCACTCGGCCCACCCACGAGGATGTTGCCGTCTGTGATCTCCAGCAGCCCCGCCGTCTCCGTCACGGCCACCTTCGGCACGCGTGTCAGGAAACCTTCCAGCCGCCGGGCGACAGAAGTCAGCTTGTCGAAGGCGTTCTCCAGTTCGATCAAGCTGGTCGAACTCTGCGAGCGCAGCGGTCGATCTTGACTGGCGGGCACATCTGGCTCGATGATCAGCGACGCGCCTGTCGGCAGTAGCGCGCCCGACGCCAGCACGATCCGCCGCGTCGCCGGAGTGTTCTCGCCTGCGCCGACGACAGTATAGTCCGTCGTCAGCGTGAGCACCGTGGTGCTGTCGTCTGCGTTTGTACGGGTGACGACTAGATCGCTGTCGTCATAAATCTTGAAGTCGTAGTCGAACTCCGTCGTCACGCCGTTGCCGTTGTAGGGTCCTGAGAAGAACGCCTCATTGCTTGGAATTGTCATGTCAATCTCACCTGTTCGCGCCCATCAGAAACTCCACCGGAGAGATGTCTTCTCCGCTTTCCAACCTGTACCACGCATCTGCTGTCTTATTCAACTGCCCCGACGGTAACCCCGTCAGCACGCCCGCCGCGTTTGACACGGACTTGAGCAGCGCCGCGTCCACCTCACCCTGCTCCATTTGCAGCAGCGGTCGTGTGAATGTGGAGATCACGGAACCGTACGCGCCCGCGTCAAAACCTGAGAGGCTGGACCCTAGATCGCGGATACCGGGGACCGTTGACATCATCGACAGCGCTGTCTCCCGCGCAAGGAACTTGCCCCACGTGTCGTCCGGGTCCTCTTCGCTGTCTGGCAACGTGCCTTTGATCATGTGGTAGGCGACCGCCTCCACCGTGAACAGGAGGATCAGATCGCTCGCCCCCTTCAGTGCTGCTGCAAGGCTTCTGACATTTGCTCCGTCGATGTCGCGGCGCGCCACGCCCACCACTTCGTACGCTATGTTCCCTTTCGCGAACATGTACGAACCCAGCGCAGTGAACAGGCGGATGAAGCCGTTCTGCCGTGTGTCGCGCGACGTGCTGCCGCGCTCGAAAGCGGAACGATCCGTGATCACGCCCGATGCTTGCGCCCTCGCGACCATGCGATCCGCGTGTTTGCGCGCCTTGGCTTCGTCGTTGCCGAACTTCTGCAAACCTTGCCTGTACCCGGCGTACCACGTCGGCACGTCCACGCCGTAGAACTGCGCCTTCTGCATCGCGAAGAAGCCGACGCGCGCCAGTCCTTGCTGGAACCTCTGATAGTTCGACGCGGCTGGTCCGACGGAGATGTCGTTCAGGATGTCGTTCACGTCTCTGTTGAACGTGGTCTCACGTTCCGCCATGAACGGCGACATGGCCACCACCTCTCTCGACGTTCGGATCGGATTGCTCAGATAGTCGCTGTACCCCAGCGCGAGGTTCTTGTGACCGACCACGACGGCGGACTGCGCCACACCTGTGAACTGTAGCATCACTGTGCTGGCGTTGAACGCCAGCTTCGACAGTGTGAAGCCGTTCTTGGCGCGGAGAGCCAGCCGCCCCCACACGCCGCCGCCGCTGATCTGCCCGACCGCTGCGTCTTGCAGCCACACCTCCAGCGCCCGGTGATCTTGCAGCAAGCCTTTCCGCTCGAACGCGCCCCGCACGCGAGGGTCCTGTATCACCCGCCACGCGTTGACCACCGGCTCAGAGAAGGCGAGATCATGGATCACTTGACCCACGTGCATGTGCATGACCTCGATCCCAAGCTGGAGCACACGTCCGCCAGAACCGTTCGCCCGCTCCTGTAGGTGGCCGTTCTTCGTCTGCGCCTTGCCGAAGCGACCGCCCCGCATGTTCTGCAGGATGTCCTCGAACTGCTCGTCGCCGACCACGCCTGACATATCGCCGTCGTAGCGGATCGGATAGTAGCCGCCGGGGTAGGTTCCGTACGGTGTCTCCACCTCCGACGCCTGTACCTTCTTCGGCGCGACGCCTGTGATCCGCCGCTCGCGCGCTTCGATCAAGGGCCAGAAGCTGTTGATGTAACCCCACGAGTTCTGCACGAACTGCCAGTCCCGCTCCGTAAGCTGCTGCTTGACGTACTCCACCTGCGATGCGTTGAAGCCGCGCCCGCTGTCTTTGTCCATCAGCCGGTTGAGGTTGTCCTCGTTGCCCATGTTCAAGGCGATGGAGATCAGGTCCCACTTACTGAAGCTGCCTTTGAGCACGTCGTGGCGTTTCTTGACGCCCATCTGCCGCTGCTCTTTCTTGGTGTATACGCCGTACAACTCCTCGAACTTGTCGAACGCTTTTTCGCGTTCGACCTGCGCCCAGTTCGCCGCGTCGTCCAAGTTCTCTTTGATGGCGTCGTACGCTTTGCCGCGCTCGAACCCGCCGAGCTTCCGAAGGATCGTGTCAGCGCTCAGCAACAGATTGGCGGTTTCGCGCACCCCGTCCTTCACCCGCTCGCCGCGCGTCTTCACTCGGTTGCGTGAGGCGTCTTTCACGTTGGCGTCCATCTCGTCGACGATGCCTTCGACGACCTCTGTGAAGTCCCGCTCGTTCTGCGCGTCGCGCAGCTTCTGCTTCATCCGCGCCGTGTGCTCGATGTTGCGCAGGCTATCGTACACGCCCTCCAGTTCTGCCGTGGTCAGCGTCTTGTACGGTTTGCGCTGCGCCTCGTCGATCACGTGCTCCGGGATAGCCAGTTCGTTCTCACGTCCCTGCTCTTTCATCATCTCCATATAGGCGATCAGCCCCGCCCGTCGCTGCTCAGCTTTGGCCGTGGTCGACTTGCGGAAGTCGTACGACGTCAGGATGTCGTCAATAGCATCCAGATACTCACCGGCGAGGTTCTTGCGCACCGACTTCTTCTTGAGCGACGCCGCCTTCTTCTCCGCCTTGGCCAGCATCTCGTCTGCCGCCTTGCTCTCCATGTAGAGCGCATTGTTCAGAAGCTGCTCGCGCTTCGCTTCGTACGCTGCGACGAGGTCCCCCTTCGCCACAAGCTGCTGGCTGCGCTCCGCCGCCCGTCGCTCGGCTGCGAGGTACTGCCCGCTGCGCACCGCTTTGCGTATCGGCATGGTGCGGATCAGTCGCCGCGCGATCAGCCGCGCCTGCGCCCGCGTGGTCGCCTTGCCTTTCTTCGCCGTCTTGTTGAGCGCGCGCAGTTCCGCCGCGATCAACTGCCCACGCTTCTCACCATGCAGCGCCTTGACCGCCTTCTCTTCGATGGTGCCGTCGACCAGCGGATCGCTCTCGTAGCGCTTGCGCATCTCGACGCGGGTCAGGTTGTCGATCTCCTTCTCCGCGTTCGGCGACGTGCTGACGTCCTGCAACATCTCCGAGCCTGACTTGTAGCCGAACCAGCCAGCCACATCGTCTGCCGTCAGCGTCGTCTCTTTTGTCGTCAGCGGTCGTTTGCCACGTGGCAGTGCGTCGAGCACAGCCTGCCCGTAGTCGTCGATCACGCTCTGCCTGCTGATCCGCAGATCGAGAGGCAGCTTGCGGGGGTTCGGGTTCTCGTCGTCCGCCCCAATCCAGCGCTCGTTGCCGAGCCACTCACGTACGCGGTTGGCTGGCTTGGCGTGGACCTTGGCGGCGATCTCTTCGCGCACCTGCGCCCGCTCTTCTCGGTACTCTTTCGTACGCTGCGCTCTGATTGGAGCCATGATGTCGCGCTGCATCTGTTGCCGCGCCTCATCCTGCGCCTCGCCGCCCAGCCGTACCAGTTTCTCATATTCAACTTGGTCGATACCCAGCGCCTCGGCGGAGGACGCAAGCATCGTGTCCATGCTGTTCGCTTCGGCGACTGCGGCGATCTCCTCGTCGGTCGCCAGCATCCGGTCGAACACGCCGCGCATCTCGTCGCTGACGTTCACGTTCAGGTCACCTTTGACCCGGCGGTACACGCTCAGCAGCCAAGCACTGAACGCTTCGAAGGCGGATCGCAACGCATTTGACGGAGCTTTGCCTTCCATCAGGTAGGTCTCGTAGGCGCGCGCCCACTGCTCCTGCATCCCGGTGTTCACCTTTCGGTCCACCTCGGCGTCGCCTGTCGTTCCCTTCTCCAGAAACTCTCGCGCCTGCTCTACCGTGACGCCGCCATCTTCGGCGACGCCCTCGACGTTCTGGCCCCACCACTCCCGCACAGTGGCCAGATCAGTGTCTGCCCCGTTCGCCTCCATCTGCTGGAGTGTGTAAAGAAAGAAGTGCCCACTCTCGTGCAGGAACGTAGACAGGTCCGCCGTCTCGAACAGTGAGATTACCGGGCGCGCCGTCGGGTCTGCGGGAAGGATGATCGACCCGCGTGGCCCTGTCCGCTTTCGCTGGAAAAACTCTTCGCCGTACGATACAGCCAGTTCGCGATCCGCCCTGCTGCTTCTGTCTCCGTCATCTCTTTCGGTGAAGCCTTTTGCTTCGAGGAGTTTTCTTGCGCCGTCACTGTTTGTTCCTTCCTGTGTGTCAATACCTTGCGCGCCCCAGAGGCGCTTCTCAAAGAACCAAAGGACGGCTTGGACGTCCCCTACTTCCATCTCCATCATCTCTGCCAGATCACCTGTCATGCGACGGATCACCTCACGGTCTTTGTTCGTAGGCCCAGACACGATCCCTTCGGAGCCGATGGGGCCGTCGAGCAAGCCGCCCGTCAGACGACGATACGTGCGAGTGTACCACAGGTCAATCGTCACGTCTTCTGCGGTAACAGGAAGACCGTGCAGCCCCATCGTGTAGCGGCCCAGCTTCTCGCCGAACGCCAACATGCCGGGCGTGTCCGCCCCCGCCAATGCCTTCTTCGTGACGAAGCGGCCTTTCTTGTGGTAGCCAAAGTCGCGCATCGCTTGGTCGATGTCGGCGCGGGGCTGCGGGTTTTTCAGCCACTCCATCGCCGCTGTCAGTGACCCCTCGCGTTCCGCAAGTGATCGTACGAAGTCTAGCTGCGCTCGGTTGTTGTTGTCTCTGACGCCCCACTTGGTGCCGCCGCCTCGGTTCACTGGAACCTCGCCGTTCTCGAGGAACAACTCGAACGCCTCCGCCGACGTGGCAAACGCCTGCTGCGGCGTCATGCCGTTTGAGAAGATACCGGCGAAAGTGAGGAACAGGTCGCGGTGCGTCTGGTCTGTCGCCAGCGTAGGGTATACCTGCGACGCCATCCCCAGCGCCTCGCCCACGTCGCGGCTGTACCAGCCCACGCCGGAGTTCGGCTCGCTGATCTGCGCGTCGAACTCTTCAGTGATCGCGTCCAGCACGATCTGGTAGTCCTCCTCGCTGTTGTTTGGGTCGAGCTTCCGCCCGTACGCGGCGCGGTAGAAGTCGTCCATCTTCTCGGCGACTGCCTTGATAGTCGGGTTTTTGCCTGCGTCCACGGGATTGTCGAACAGCGGGGTCGCCGACTGGTTCAGAACGACTGCCCGCTCGTCCACCACTTCCGTCGGCGTCGCGTCCTCGAACAGGACAGCGGACATGCCTTGCGGTCCCGTACGAACGTAGTATCCGCTGTATCCGTCGTCCTTGGCGCGCTGCTCCACCCAGCCCATCTGCGCCGGAATAGCCATGTTGTCTGGCACCTGACCCCAGTATCCTTCCGGGTCGTTGTCGAAGTCATACATCTTGTCGGCGTCCACCTCGACGGTGTGCTTGTACGGACCAAGACTTTCCTTGACGTACCCTCCGACGCCGCCGACGTTGATGCCGAAGTACAATTTCTTCGGTCCACCCCGACCACGTTCTGTGCCGCGTAGCGGACCAGTACCTGCCGTGGCAACTGTGAGCGTCTCACGCGGCGCGTTTGACCAGTGGGTGAGCGTGATTTTCCCGTCTGCCGTGGGGATGTCGCGCGGCTCGTTCGGCACGAACCCTTCAGTCTCCGCCCAGCCCGGCATTGTGCCTGCCTTCTGGTCAGCAAAGACCGTGTCTTCGATCCCCGCCGTACGATTGTTCTCCCCCTCCGGGCCGTAGTTCAACCAGCTATTCTGGCCTCGTGTCTCTGCCGTCATCGCGTTCCGTGCGTTCGGGCGGAACATGCGAGCGTGTGCCTGCCATGCGTTCTCTTCTCCGCGCGCGCGGAAACCCGCTCCCTCCAGCCCGTGGCCGAACGCGTCGTGCACCGCACGGAACAGGTCGTTCGCCAGCACACGCCGCTTCTCCCCATCTGGCGATCCGTACGACCACTCCAGCCCGGTGTCCAACAGCAGCGGGTTGTCGCTCGTGTCGAGTTCTGTTGCCCCCGAACCGTACCCGCCCTCTGTCGGGAACACCGCCATCGTGCGGTTGCCGCGCAGATCACGCATCGCGTTCCACGGGTTGCCTTTGTATGGGTCTGCCTCTGGAGACATGAACCAGAACTCGTATCCCGCCGCGACCAGCGCGTCGTATTGCGCGCGTGTCTGCTCGATAAGGTTCCTATACTGCGCCTGTACGACCGGGCTTTCCGGGTTGTGCTCCATGTTCTCGTACGCCTCGGCGATCCGCTCGGCGCGGTCTTCATCCACCTGCGCGAACTCAGACTGCCTGCCGTAGCTCTTCAAACCGTGTGCCGCCGCGTACGCTTCAGCCACCGCGTTCAGGTACGGGTCAGGTCCTGACGCCCCCTCTACGCTCGGCGCGCCGGGCAGCTTCTCCATCGTCTGCGCCAGTTCCGCCGCGCGAGCCTCGATAGCCGCCACGTCGTACGATACCTGCCTTGGCGCGGCTCGCTGAAACTGGTTGAGCACAAGAGACGATGCGAGTGGGCCATACGCCTCAACGACTGCCTGCTCGATGTCTGCGTCTGTCGCCTCCGCCAGATTGACGCCTGCGTCCAGCGCCGTCTGCCGTACAAACTGCACCATGTCGTCGTCGCTGTCCGGTTCATTCCGCACACGCTCCACGAACTCCGGCGTCGCCGCGATCTGTGGCGCGCTCTGCTCGACGCCCATCGCGCCGCGCACTTCTGGCGGCGCGTACTTCCGTACGAACTCTTCCGGCGTGACGTTCATCCGCTGCGCCTGCGTAGCCACGAACGCGCTGATCTGGAGCGCGTTGTTCTGCGCCACCTTTTCCGTCTGCCCCTGCGCGCGCAGATCACTCACAAGCTGCTGTCGCAGTTCCTCGGTCGCCCCCTCAAGTGCGCGTCGGCCACTGTCCAGATCGTCCACGGTCTGGCTCGCCGTCTCCAGCAGCGACGCCGCCTGCTTCTCAAACTCGCGTGCCTCAGCCGCCGACATCTTCTCCGGCGTCGTCTTCAAGTGCTCGCGGATCAACTTGTCAAAGTCCGTCCCGGCGATCTCCGCCGCGTAGGTGCCTGTCGGGATTTCCACCGTCCCGCCCGTCTCCAGCGCTGCGGCGTACGCGTCGTAGTCCACGCCGGGGAGCGCTCGTACGAACTGCTCCGCCGTGACATCGCCCGGCGTGCTCTGGAAAAGTTCGTCCAAGTCCTGCGCGTTGACATACACGTTCTCGACAGGGCCGTCTTTGGTCAGCGCCGCCACCGCTTCGCGGTACTTCTTTGGTGCCTGCTTCTTCAGTTCGCTGCCGTCTGCGCTCTGCGCCAGCGCCTCGAAAAACTCGACGTCCTCGCGCGCCTCGCGCTTTGCCCGGTACACGCGGTTGCCTACCGCCGCCGCTTCAATCGGCGCGGTCACGAACTCCGCCAGACCTTCGACGATGATCTCCGCCATGTTCAACGGCTGATCCGATGCCAGTAGCGCCAGCGTCTCGCCGCCCGAACCCATCGCAGCTTGTACCAATGACTGCGCGATCAGGTCGCCCGCCGGGTTGCTGAGCAGTGTCCTACTGGCGATCCCGCCCGACGCCGCGTCCATAATACCGATGACAGCGCCGTATGCGAACGCGCGGTCATTCAACTGCGTTCGGAACTCCGGGTCCGCGATCAGCGCCGCGCGTTGCGCTGGGTCCGTCAGATCATACCCTGCGTCGTCCACCAACTTCTGGAAAGTCAACGACTGGCCTACGCTGCCTGACGTCACACCCATAGCCGCCGCGCCCGCCGCCGGGTTGCGCGTAGCCACTGTCACGGCACCAGCCGCCGCGAGCGATGGCCCGCTTTCTACAACGACGTTCGCCAGCCATTCTGCGAAGGCCCCCGGCTCGCTGGCTATAAGCTGCCCAAGCGAGGCTACCTGCTCCGTCATGCTCTCCAGTTCGCTAATGCCTTCGAACTGTTCGTCGATCCGGCGTACGCGCACAGATCGCCCATACTGCGCGTTGATGCGCTGGGCGTTCTCGCCTTCGATCCGCAGTGCGTTGTCTAGTTCCGCTGTCAAGGTCTCCTCGAAACCGTTCAGCGTTTCCTCATCGAACGCCCCCGCTACTCGGGACGTGAGAAAGCGGACTGCCGCCTTGCCGTACGTCGTCGCCGTGTTCAGCCCCATGTTGGCCAGCCGGTCGCGCGGCTCGATGTTCTCGTCGATCTCTGTGGCGATCTCGCCGAACGTCTTGTCTTGGTTCTGCATCGCACGCTGCAGCGCACCGAGGTTCTTCTCCGCTGCCTTCGTCTGCATCCGGGCGAAGGTCCCTGTCGTCGCTCTGTCTCCGCCGCGACCGGCGGACCCGACCAGCCCCTCCAGCGCAGACAGGTTCTCGAGGTCGCGCTTCGCCAGCGCCGCGTTCACCGGGTCCGACACGATCCACCCAGACAGCCGAGACGACTGCAACAGCGTCTGGAAACGCGTCGTACGATCAATTTGCTGTGTCAGTTCCGACTGTACGTCTGTCAGCATCTCGGCGGGGATATTCAGCCCCTGCTGCCGCGCCTGATCTGACCGATCGATGCCTGCTGCGACGTCGCCTTCAGTGGCTTGGTCGAGCGCAATGGCCGCGCGCTCCGCAGCGTTCTGCATCTGCTTGTCGCGCCACGCGTCGTAGTCAGCTTGAGGCGTCTGCTCAGGGGCGGCAGGTACCGGCTCCGGGACGTCCTCTACTGTCGTGCGGTTGCGCCATTCTTCGTAGCTCTTGCGTTCGTCCAAGGTATGTTCCTTCAGCGTTCGATCAGGTACCTCTGATACAGCAGCACCAGTTCTTCATCAGTGACCTCTGGGTTACGCTGTTTCTCGCTCTCAATCAACCAAGAAGGTACTTGTTCCAGATCGACGTTCGGCGGCAGGCCGACGTCGATCAGACGCTGCTGTTCGTACGTTTCCACGATCTCGTCGTTCGTGGGCAGTCGGCCTCCGTTCGTCGCGATCAGCCGTGCCGCGATCTTCGCGCGATCCGCCGTAGGTACATCGTCGTACGATAGCTCGATGTCGAACGACGCACCTGCCGGTCTGTTCGCCGCCTCGAAGAACTTCTTGTCCTGTACGTCGACACCGTCGAAACCCCCAGCCATGAAGCCAGCCCCAGCCGTGCTGAGCGTGATCGGCATGGAAAGGACCGCCGCCATCTCACGCACCTCGGAGGTGTTCGGCTCGCGGCGTTCGCGGTCGAAGAAGTCTTTCGTCATTTGCGTCAACTGCTTTTGGAACTCAAGCCTCTGCTGACGCTTCTCCTGCGTCAGGTCCGCCGTTGACGTTTGATCCACCATCGCTTGATATACCGGCTCCGCCGCTTTGTATACTTTGTCAAAGTCAATGGAATTACGATCTTTTTCCGTATCGACAAGCTCTCCTGCTACTGCTGCTTTGGCTGCTTCTTGCACGCCGATGAAGTGCCTGCGGTCGCTCTCCGACAGATTGCCGTAGTGCGCCGCGAGGTTCATCTCGGCGAACGTCTGTGAGTTGCTCGCCGCGCGGGTCAGCATCTCCCATGTGTCAGGGTCGGTTGTGATAGTGCTCTGCTGGTCGCTCTGCACCGCGCTTTCGAAGGAGGTCCAGCCCGACTGCCCCATGTCGGTGCGCAGGTGGTAGGGGATGTCTCCTGTTTGCGTGTAGTGCCGCCAGCCTTCCTCTTGCGCACGTGCACGCGCCGCGCTCGACGCGCTATTCTGCATCGAGTTGATAGACTGAATTTGCTGGAAGACTTTCTTCTGCAGCGCCGGGTCTTCGATCTCCAGCGCCCGCTGGAACGCCGCCTCCGTGTCAAAATATTTCCCGCCTTGGCGGATCGCAGGGCTGTCGCCCACCGCAGATGCGATGCTGTCGTACACCTCCGCGACTGTCATGTGTTCGTACGCTGGGTTGGCTTGGATCAGTTTGGGGTCCAACGCCACCGTAGCCGGTAGCGACGGCGTGATCTCCGCCGCGTTCACAATCGCGCTCGCGCCGGTGATGCCCAGCCGCGAAGTGAGTTCGGTGTTCACTTTGGTCGCGTCCATGTTGTTTTGCTTCAGCGCGCTGGCTGCGCCGCGCCGCATAAGCTGCACCAGTTCGGGTCGCATATTGCGCCCCTGCACGCCCCACGTGTGCGCTTGACCTGCTCCCGGCATGACCAAGTCCATATGGAAGTGGTCGCCGCCCATGTACCCTTCGCCGAAACCGATGCCCAAAGCTCCCGCCTGCGCCGCCGCTCGGGCAAACTCTTTTGCATCTGGGTCAGTCGCGCGCACCTTCGTGCCGTCGGCGCGGTAGACGGCGAAGTCCGCCGCCAGCCCCGTGCCATGCCGGTTCGATCCATGCTGTTCCTTATGGTCGATGACGCCGTCGCGGTTCTTATCGGTCTCCTGACCGGATGTAACGACCACGCGCGCGCCTGCGCCGAACGTCGCCTGCACCGCGTTCCCGACCACGTTCAGAACGTCGTCGCTGGGACGGTTCGGTCTGTTCGGCCCGAGGCTAAACTCAAACGAAACGCCGTTCGCCCGCCCCGATACGTTGCCGAGCGGCGTGCCGTCCGTGACAAACTCTTGCACGAACTTGCTGCTCTTTGCGTCCAGCACCATCTCTTTCAGACTGGTGTCCAGCGCATACTCGTCCGCCTCGTTCAACGCGTCGCGCGACTGCTCCAGCAGCGCCTCTGCCGCCAACGGGTCCTGCGCCGCCGCAGACACGATCCGGTTGCGGAGCGCTTTGGAGACCAGTGCCTCCGCTGCGTTCTGTCGCGTCGCTCCGTCCCAACCCTCGAGATCAGCCAGCCGCTCCTGCTGTTGCATCGCCAGCCCGAGGTTCTCGTCGAACAGATCGGGGTTGTCCCAGTTCGTTGCCGCCTCTTCGAGGTATCCGTCAATCGTGGCTTTGCGCTCGTTCGTGATATAGTTCCGCTTCTCATTGGAGCCGTGCGTCAGTAGTCGGCCATGCGCCTGATCCTGCAGGTTCGCCACGCGCTGGTTGTACACCTTCTTCGCGCGGGGGCTAAGACCTTCGCCGTGGCGCTGCTCCAGCGCGTCCAGACTGTCTTCAGCCTCGTCCTTGATGCCGATAGCGTTGCCGCCTGTTCGGTTCAGGAACCCC